GAGGGGGGTCGGAGTGGGGGAGTCCCCCCCCCCCCATATGTTCCACGTGGAACAAGTTAAAAATCATTAATGTTTCATAATATTTGTTAAAGTAATTATTTAACAATTTTTAGTCTTTATTAGTTGACTTTAACAATCATTAATTTATATAAAAAAAACCGACTACCTTGCTTGATAGTCAGTTTTCTATGTGTTAATTATGCTTAACGATTTTTGCGGAATCTTAAATCATATCTCTCTATGTGGTCAATGTGTCTATTATAGTAATCAAATACCTTGTGCATATCATCAAGATGTATGCGTAACGTCTGGTGTTCCTCTGGGCAGCGGCATAGGAATGTATCTCCGTTATCAATCAACTCAAATCGGTTGATAGGCCTAGTTTTGCTTGCAAACTCTCCAACAAATATTATGCGCTTTAGTTTGTCAAGTTGCTGACCAGTTAGCCTAATATAATTTTCCCCGTTATCCACCACCAATAAATGTGTGTTACGCTCAATTGACACTGAATACTTAACGCCTTTTTTGCCTACAAAATTAAAAGCCATAATTGTATATGCAGATAGGTATATAAGGTTTGTCAAATAGCGACCTATACTTATTTCTAAACTGCAATGCAAAGGTATGTATATTTTTTAATATACGCAAATGTTTTATTAATTATTTTTGATTGATTTTAATTTACTTGATATAAATCAATTCTATGATAATATATTTACAAACAACAAAACTGCATCAAATACAACATAGTAATGTATATATGCTTCACTTATTTATTAGGCATTTATTTTGCTTTCTAAGCGCATCAAATTGCATTGGTGGTGTAGTTGTAAGGTAGAATGATGAAATGCCGTCAAATCGCTTTATTTGAGTTTGTACGGCAATATGCTTGTGTAACGGGCGGTGTATATATACAAAAAAACCGACCACCCTTTATAGGTAGTCGGTTGTGTGGGGTGTGTTACTTGCTTGCAGCGGTCGCTGCCACCGCTGCAAGTTTTGCGATGGTGTCGGTGTCATATTCTACGTGCCTATCACCTTGTGTGATGCTCCTCACGTTTTCAAGTTTGACCACTTTGTAAATTCTCTCGTGGGCTGCATCCACACCAGCGGCAACTTGGCTTGACGATTGACTATTGCTTTTAGTCTTAAACCATTGCTTGATTTCGGCAAATGTATCACTATCCTTGCTAATAGCCTTGCCGTCAAGATAGTAGGTGGTATCTACCTTAGAGCCTTGCATGTTGCTTATTTGAATTTTAAGGTAAAATTTGCTCTCTGTCTTTTTATCGATTTCAAAAAAATCGTTATAGTATTTGTGCCAAGTTTCTTTGGCTACGAATGTTGAGGTGCTGCCAGACGCGATTGCCGCATTTTGGCAAGCATTTGAATAGTCAACACCGAGACACCAGCCACCATAGGTTTCTACCTTGGTGAGTCTACCTGTGTAAGGATTTCGGTTAGCACCGCGCCCCTTGTTCATTAAATCATCGCAATTCTTAGCGATGACGATTGTTGTGTTGCAACCTTTACTAAAGAGATTTGTGATTTCGTTTACTTTAATCAAGTCGGCTGCATTAATGATTGTTGTTGTCATAATTGATAATTGTTAAGTATCTCGACACTATGTCTTGATTTCTGTTTGCAAAGGTAAGTATAATATTTGATATACGCAAGTGTTTTGATGATTATTTTCAATTAATTTTAATTTACTTGATATAAATCAATTTTATGATAATATGTTTACAAAAATATGGTATTATATATAATATATGCGTATTGTTATTGTAGTCATGTGTTGTATGTGTGTTATTATCATCATATACGCATAGTAAGCGTGTGTATGTGTTGGTATATATTGCAGTAATAAAATGCCCACACTCGGTATGCTGTCTTGCTTGTGTGCTGTCATACTTTGTGTGGGCGGTCAATTATCATTATGGCATTTTATCTCAATCAGTCCAAAACTTGCTATTTTTAAGGCGTCTAACAAACTTTTTCTCGTTGTCGGTATAGTATGTATCATCCTTGTCAAGTAGATATGTCATTGCCACTATACCAACAAAAAATGTAGCCGAGATTATGATGGCGTTGATATATCTATTATCATTTACAATGCAGACAAGCAATGATGATGCGAGCAAGGAAAATAGTATATAAAATCTATTAATCATATTTTTTTTTTTAATTAAGTTAAACGTATATATGTATGCGTGTGTGTATGTGGCACAAGTGCCTATGGGTACTTAATAAAGTACTTTTATTACACTTGTGCCTATCTCACTTATACAACCCTTTTGAACAAAGTAATACTTGTGCTTGATGCTGTCAGTATGTATGTATAGTTGTTGTACACTACATCCTCGCCACTATTGTTAGCCTTGCCGTCAATCACCATTTGGTATGGGTATGGGTCAATGTTGCTTGTTGGCAGTGTTAGCAACTCGTTTATAACCGAGCGGAATGAGCCTAACGGAATATCGTAGTACAAGTTGTCGAAATACTCCTTATTTTCATCCCACCGCTCAATTGATGTTACTTGTTTATAGAGCATTTTTTTATGGTCAAATAAAGAGTTTACGATACCGACAGCAGCGATTGGTGTAACATCTACATACTCCTTGCCATCAAATTTGTATGAGTGTGCTTTTGGGTCAAACATATATTCGATAGCACTTGCGATAAATGCACTTTCCTCTATTGTCAAGCCATCATACACTGCGTTGAGCATATCACTTTTTACGTAGTTGTTTTCTCTCGCAATTTTAGCAAGGACTTTTACCATTTCTTTTTTATTCATAATTCAAATGTTTTAATTGTTTATGATGCAAAGGTATGTATAATTTTTAAGACTACCAAAACAATTACATTATTTAACACAAAAGTTTTCCTGTAATTACATTCCTGTCTTATGCCATATTGCTTCTGCTATTTCGTATAGTTCCGTAGCGGATGCATGAGTTATTTTGTATTCATCTTCATCCTCTGTGTCAGCATATATATCATCGTCTTTAAGATATATACGCTTGACCTCGCTATATGGGTTTATATTGTAAAAACCGATATACGATATAGTTACTTCAAAGTTAAGATATATTTCATTATTTGGCAATGAACTCAATCTATCCTTGATGTAATCAACGCTCACATTGTACAATTCGTTGTCAGCGTTTTTCCAGTCGTTGAAAGACTTTCTAATATTTTCTATTTCTGCCATAACTTATTGCCAAGTTGTTATTTTATATGTTGAGACTATCTCTAACATTTCTAAGTGCAAAGGTAAGTAAAATATTTGAAACAACCAAATTTTTCAGTATTTATTTTCAATCTTTTTTTTCATGCCATATAATTTGATTAATATATTATATATAATTACAATTGATTTGCTTGATATACCTTTTATTTTGCATCTAAGTGCATCAAATCATATATGTGGTATAGTTGTAAGGTTATTGTATAAAACGCCCGTAAAACGCTTTATTTGGACTTGCATTGATACATAAACAAAAAAGACTGACTACCTTTGAGTGATAGTCAGCCTTTGTGTTGTTGGTTATGCCACCTTTAGCATAAGTTGGTCATATAGGTTCTGTATGCGTTTATTTGCTGCTCCCTTGTCGCTAAGGACGCTTTCAAACTGCTTGTCAAACGACTTGTTTGGTGCAGTGTTTTCGTGGTAGCAACTCATTGCGTTGACCATCCAAGTACCAGTGTATGGTTCTAACCAACTTTGTCCTACTCCATTGTGGGCTGTCTCTAGCAATGCTGTCATTTGGTTTTTTGTCCTTGTTGACAAGTCTTGTGAGTTGAGGTCATATCCAGCACGACTATATACCTTAAAGTTGTCTGGACTCATAAAAGCCTTTGCAAGGATAATCTCGCCCTCTTTTTCGGTAACTCTAACCTTTGCAAGTGCATCAAGGCTCTGCTGGAACTCGTCCTTAAATGCGTCAAACAATTTCAGTGTACGTGCTGCTTCTGCCACATTAGCCACCTTTTGATTGCAATTTACGGTATGTCTTACAACCCATCGGCTAATATTGTTTGTCAGCGCATAATTAAGAGTGTTTTGGCATACAACTCTCACTGGCGTTACCATTGCGGTCATTGCAGACTTGCCGTCAAAAGAGTTGCTAAAGACAAGGTACATATCTATCAAGTCCTCGTGACCACCCTTTAAGGAGATTGGGTCTAACTTTGCAGTGACAAAGGTTTTTTCTCCATTACCCAAGACTCCAGCGCAATCTACACAAGCCGTACCCTTACCAGCGGTGCAAATATCGTCAATAAAGCCAAATGCGTCCTCGTTGCTGATAATTCCGTATGAAGGGCTTACGATGCCGAGAGTTTCGTTATAGTCGCTGCGGAATGTTGCTTGTTTGTCGCTAACGATTAACTCTTTTAGCATTGCAGCATTGATAAACTGACCATTATTGATAGCCTCCACAATCTCATTGCTTAGTGCTGCGATAGGCTGTTTGGTAACGGTGTAGTCGCTGTGACTCTCCTTTAGTGCATCTACTACGGTCATTCTCTCTCTCTTGATTTGCCCGAGTGAGTGCCAAGCACGCTGTGTGCCGTTTTCGGTTGACTCTGCAAAACTTGCGATTTCCACTCCGTTTACTTTTCTTACTTCAATGTTGTGTGCCATAATTTTAATTTTTAATTGTTTTTTATCTCGGGACTTCCCCTTGATTTCTGAGTGCAAAGTTAAGTCATTTTTTCGATATATGCAAATTTTTCAGCAAAAAAAATCAATTGTATTTTATTTTTTAACCTTTGTTTGCAAATAATCGGTTGCTCTAAAGATATTTTTAGATAATATTCCCCATAACCTATTTTTTTTTTGATTGTGTGGAATATGCTCTATTATAGATGCCAATATACCATTAATATATCGTCCTTTGTCACAAGGTCAATCGCTCTTGACAACCAATAGTGACAACTATATACATTATCATAGTATTTATTGTCATACTTTACCTTTTCCACTCCTTGCATCATTGGTAGCAATCTTGGTGCTTTATAGTGGTCATCCATCACCTTTTTGCACCTGTCAATTAATTCAAGGGCTTTTGTTTTTTTAATGTCGGCATTACCCTCACCACTTTCAATATCTATATTAAAAAAGTTGAGTATAAAGCCAAACCCATTTGTAAAGGTTTCAAGTTCGGTGTATGGGTCTGCATCCGCTACATCACAGCATATACTATCATATTCATCCTCATTGCTGGCGTTTCTCAGTTTGCCAAGCAAATCATTATATACCTTTAGTTTTTCATCGAGACCATTTTTTGGGGCATAATAAAAAGTAATCTTCATATCTTTTGTTGTTTTAATTTATTGTTGGTTATCTCTTAGCTGACTATCTTGCAAGTCAACCAAGAGACTTTTTTTATAATACCTCGCTATCATCACATACTAATACGTTACCGCAAATAGTATCATACTTATAAAGTAATGATGCAATGTAATTTACTGGGAGGTTGTTCAATTTTCCCTCCTCATTGACAACCATAATTTCGTGGTCATTGATTGGGACTATTTCGATGTAGCCACCAACAAATTCTTTAAGTTCTTCGTACTTGTAATCAGTACCATTCTTGGGGGTCACGTTTGTAATCTCCCCATTTGTTTTGATAAATGCTGCCATATAGATATTTGTTAAGCATTTCACCTTGGGACTATTCCCTTAGTTTCTGAGTGCAAAGGTATATATAATTTTCGATATATGAAAGTTTTTAGGCAAAAAAATGAATTGAATTATAATTTATTAATGAATTGAATTTATTTTTCTAAATAATGTTAATAATTTTTGTTATATCAATTTTTTTACTTACCTTTGCAACTTGTTTAGAAACAAGTATATTAACAATAAAAAAGGAGAATTAAATTATGTTAAGTGGATGGTTAGTAGTAAATAAATCTGGTAAAGAATTTATATTTGAGTGTGAACCATTTAGAAGCCCTTGTGATGCAGAAGACCCAAATGACAAATTTGAGTGGGCTTTTGGTTGTTGGAATTATGGTGACTCTCGTGGATACATTGAGTTACCAAAAGGCTCTATCGAAAGACTCATAGGAAGAAGTCTTACATTTGAAGATGAACCTGTGGAACTTTTGGAACTTGAATAAGCCAATATTGCTCTCGGTTACAAGGGATGATATAATACGTCATCCCTTTATTTTGTCCTTGTATATTTGTAGTTAGCATCCTGCATAAATCTCAACTCAACATATATGGCATTTGGGTTATGATTATAATTCAATTTTCTTTACTCTGGTGTATATAGCATAAAAAAACCTACCATCCATTTGCATTGCATTGTTGGATGGTAGGCATTTCAGTTTGTGTTTTTCTGGGGTGTTAGGTACTTAAAAAAGTACTTTATAGTATTGATTACTTTTCTTTTTCGTCAATCATCTCTATGCTCAGATTTTCGATTTCCTTTGCCAGCATACTATCAGTATCTCCGTAGTCCTTGAGAATTGAGAGTGTGATGCTATCCTTATCAACATTTCCTTTTTTAGCCTTGCAATTGACTTCAAATATATAATCTGCGCTTCTTATGTGTGATGTGAATGTATCTTCATAAACAAATCCGCATGCATATTTCCCCACTTTTAGTTTGTATGTTCTTTTTCGGAAACCAAAATTCAATACAAAACCTTGCTTTGGTATATTTGGGTTGCACATCTTTTCAATTTCAACTTCTTTGGCATAGACATTCTTTGTCACCGTCTTTCCATAGAATGGGTTTATGACTGGGGTGAATGTTTCTTCCAATCTTATTTCAGCCGTTATGTTCATATTAATTCAATTTTAATTGTTTTTCTTTTCAGTCTTGTGTCACATATTCAAGCAATTGTGCTTCCGTCACAAGAACCGAATCGTTTCTTGTTTTGAGGTAATATATTTCTACATCTACAAACTCCTTGGAATATGCGTCACTTGCAGTTGTGAAGACAAGCGAATAGTCAATATCGTTATATTCTTCCATTGTCGAGTCTTTCACTTTGTTGTTGCTTTTGAAGAATGATTGCAATATGCCTTCGATTTCTCCAATCAAAAACCTTTTGCCGACCAACTCTTCAAGCATTTTGAGTGTTGCTTCTTCTGATGGTATTTTTTTCTTTTCCATATCAATTCAATTTTAGTTGTTAATATATGCCTTGTTTCTAATTTATGACAAGTCAAAGTCAATCTATTAGTATTTGGATATTTCACAAGATATGTTGTACAAGTCAATGTTTTCTGCACCAGTTATCTCGTACAAATCAACACCTTCTATGTCAGCGTATATATCCCCATCTATAAGACATACACGATTTACCAATCTAAATGTAACTGCACCGTTGCTGTAATGCCGTATTCCTATTGTCGAAACATCTTGGTCAAAATATATTTCATTATTTGGTAATGAACTCAATCTCTCTTTGATGTAATTAACGCACATATTGTACAATTCATACTCAATGCGACTTGATTCATCGAATTTATTTTTAATCATTTCTATTGTTTCCATAACTTAATTGAATTTTAAGTTGTTAATAACTTTTTTTTTCTAAATCACAATGCAAAGGTAAGCATAATATTTGAAATAGCCAAAACAATTACATTATTTAACATCGAATTAACTTTCATTTAACAATAAAAAAAATGCTCACCTATCTTCCCAGACAAGTGAGCAAAAAATTGCCTAAAAAACAATATGAGTAAACGTCCATTATGCTATATATGTATATTGCCAATCGAAATGGTCGTCAAGTTTCGTCACGTTGAAATAAAGGTTATTGCATCCACAAGGTGTGAAGATGAAATATCCGTTTTCCTCGTCACGATAGCCGCTTTTATAATCTGCAAGCCACGCATTGTAGTTGTGTTCCAAGGCTTGCCTGGTTACATTATAGCCATTCTCCTTTAATTCAGCGATAATCTCGTCATAGGGAAGATTTTCTGGGTGTTGGCTATCAGATTCAAAGCCTTTTGGGAATATCTCGTATTCATCCACATATTGAACCTTTTTCAGTGTTCCATCGTCAATGAGTTGACTTATACTCTTGCAGTCCTCCATCTCGTCAGTTGATTTGGAATAGTCACTTATATTCATATATGTTCCGTTTTCAAGGTTTACCTTTGAATCATAGGATATAAAATCATAATTCATAGGAAACTGAATTGAATTGTCTTTTGTTGTCAAATAAGTGTTCGTTATACCTCTTTTGATTTCACTTAACTTTTTCATATCATTTCAATTTTAATTGTTAATGTGTGTTTTGTTTCTTAAACACAATGCAAAGGTATGTATAATTTCTGTCACTACCAAATTTATTAACAATATTTAGGAAATATTTTTTTTTCAATTCAAATCAAACTAGTACTTTCACATTAAATTATTTTCCGTTTATGTATTCATTAAGTAGTTTCCATCCGTTTACTCCAGCCATATTTTGTGGCTTATCAATGTAGAAACCGAGCAAGGAGTCAACTATTGATATTGTGTTTGCGATTGCATCAATCACATTTCTATCAATTTCCTCTCCCTTTGTCTCAGTTGAGTTAATCAATAGGCAAGCACCATAGGCACATACATCATAGATTCCGCAATCATTGGATGGTTGCCCAGAAAAATTAACCACATCATCAAATTTACCCTTACAAAGGCTTTTTGGTGTTGGTACAAGGTATAAGCAATAATACATATTTCCATCGCAATATGTGGCATCGATTACATACTTGTATTTGAAATCTAATGCACCGAAATCATTTGAATCATCGGAAAAATCAAATGTTTCTTTTGAGTAAGCGAAAAAGTTATCACTTGACTCGAAATCTATATCAAATAAATCTTCTAACTTAGCCATAATATTTAATTTTCAATTGATTTATATTTTCAATCATTGAATATGGTAACAATGCAATCTTCAAATCCTATGGTATGTAGCAACACATCTTCGTCCATAGCATCATAGATGCCTACTGACAAGCCCAAATCACAATCTATATTATTGTTTTCATCAGTTCTAATATTGAGTTCAAACAAATGCTCATTATTACCTATCAATACATTGTACATACCATCCGAGCAATCGTTAAAAGCATATTTGTTTGCTTTTAATTCAAATGTGCTACCACAATATTGGAAAGATACTTCAATGCCATTGTTAGGATGGTTTATGCCATCGAATTTATCCATAATATATTCGTTTGATATGGTATCAATTGATGTAGTGTCTCCGTAGAACATATTGCATTTTGAGGTTGTTGTTATACGCAAACTTGCCTTTGATAAAAAAGTCATAATTTTAATTGTTTTTATATTACCTTGGCACTATGCCTTGATTTCTGATTGCAAAGGTATGTATAATTTTTGATACCGCCAAAAGAATTACATTATTTAACACTGGTTTAACAAGCATTAAAAATGCCTACCCATCCTCTCGGAAAAGTAGGCATAAAGTACTTAACAAATAAAATTAAAACTTATGTCAACAATATTACACAAAGTCATTTTGAATTATATCATACACAACATCACCGAAACTATCCACCTTACTCCATCCAGATGTGGTGAATATATATGGACCATCTTTTGTTTCTGCCACAATAGGGCTATTTTCAGCCGTTTTAAGGCATTCTTTCAGCCATAATGTAACATTGTCGGTCGAAACTGAATTCAAGCCGTTAGAATGAGCCACACTGATGCAATGGAAGATGTTTTCAAGAACAACATCAATTGTGGAGTCCTTGTTTTCGGAATATTTCCCAATTGATTTTTTTTCAATGAAATACATTCCGTTTTTGATTGGTGTTTTTTTAATTTTAATTAATTTATATTCTTCCATTGATTTTCTCCAACTTTCTTGTGTGTGTATGCATACGGGTACTTAATAAAGTACTTTTATAGAGTGTGCCAGAGACCTTGTTCATTTTGGCTTTATTCAAGGCAAAACTCGTTTTTCCAAGACACTGCATCTTGTCGGTGTTTCAACCTGTGCAAGGTCACTGACCACACTTTCTATTTTTATATTACCTTACTTCCATCCGTATACTTGCTTTACCTTATCACCAAGGCACTTAGTGTATGCCGAAATCATTTGCCGTGAGATTGGCTCTTGATAGTATATCTTATTGGTAAGTTTCTTTATATTTATTCCGTCTCGCACCTCTCTAAAGGTAATGTAGTTGACGCCATCGTGATGTCTTACGGTAGCCTTTACATCGTTTCCTTCAACGTATATTTCTACATCTTCTCCATCACCAAGCATAGCGAAAATCGCATTAAGATTGTGTTTATTGCTCAATTTGTAAGCACTTATTCTTCCTCGCCAAGTACCAAGGTCAGCGATTGCTATGATTTGTCCACAAGGCATTGACAAGTTATCTTTCTCGTCCGAATAGCGTGCCTCGATTTCGTTTTCCACAAACCTAAAGTAATCATAATCATCTTCCACAATGTCATTGTCGGAGAGAAATTCCTTATAGGCACTTCTCATTTCGTTTTCATCATAATCTTCTCTAGAGGAGTAGATTAAATGCCTTTCTTTTGTTGCCATAACTCAATTCAATTTTTAATTGTTAATACTTTCATTTCTTATTACGTTTGCAAAGGTAAGTATTTTTTTTGAAACTACCAAATATTTTGCAAAGTTTTTTTTTTGAAAAAAAAAATATGCACCTATCTTCCCAGACCAACGCATATTATATATATATAAGCAGAATTATTAGCAATTTGTTTACCACAAAAGCATAAAGACTACATCTCCGTATCCGTCATATCCTACTGCGATTTGCCCGTCATTCTCGTTAAAGCGCCTAACGAACTCGTCATAGCCATCATCGGAAATGCCACTTGCTGGCTCGAATTCTTCAAGGAAGCAAGTCTCCATTATCTTTTTGATTTGTGGAACTTCATTCATCCCGACAACAAATGCATTGTTCAAGAATGGAATTGTATTTGTTTCGTTGATTGTCTCGCCAACATACTCACGCTCGTTTCTTGCTGCATCACAATAGACAAATGCGGTGTAATCTCCATAGCGAAATTTCTTTTCCAAATCTTCAAACTTTATTCTTTCCACAATTCTAATTCAATTTGTTTTCTACTTTATCTCAACACTAAGTCTTGATTTCTGAGTGCAAAGGTAAGTAAAAAAATCGACACCACCAAAAGAATTACATTATTTAACACTAAATTAACTTTTGTTTATCCTAATCCAAATAGTTTGTGCAACATAACCTTGTCCATTTGTCTAAGTTTGTATGTGCTTATGGCATCAGTCGTTTCGACAATTTTGGGTCGCGTATATAGTTTTCCATTATGATACTTGTCAATGTAGTCACATATCATCTTAACTTGTATTTCGGTAGGGCAATAAGCAAAAGGAAAGTCACTTGATGGCTTTAATTCACCGATAAAGCAACCATATACCTCGTCGTCGTGTATCTTTATCCATCCCTCGTTTTCAAGTTCTCTATCTCCGTTTAAGTTGTTCTTTTTTAGACATTCTGCTATACTCAAATGTATCATATTTGATGCAGAGCCGTTTTCTCCGTAGAATTTTCCATCTGGGGACAACCATCCTGCATCATAGCCATCCATTATGTTTTTCTCAACGATGCCAACTTTAATATATTCATTTCCTAAAGGTGTTGAATTAACATCATCAATTATTTGCTTTTTGTATTCACTCAATTTGGTGTTGCAGATAGGATGATAGTAACCATTTTTCGTGTCTGAAAATCTACATAGTTTCTTGATGGCAAATTCGATATTTTTCTCAAAGAATAATGGTCTATCTGCAAGTCCATTGTTTAGGAGAAATTCATACACCTTTGCGAAAGCCATGTATTCCTTGTGTAGGATACGTATGTTGTCTACATATTTGGCGATTAGATAGAGTTCAATTTCATGCATTTTTGCTTGCTCACATTTAACGTTTGAACATAGTTCATCCCACACATCATTGTCTTCTTTGCCACATTTTTCACCAACAATCAGTTTTGCGACAATATCATCCAAACCTACTTTCTTTGCCAACTCAAAGCCAAAGTAATTTTTTATCGGTATTGTGATGTTAAAATCAAGAATATTGCCATATCTTTCAAATTGTTTTTCTATGCTATTCAAGGACTTGCAGATTTCCGTCATATATTCAAGTTTCCTTTCAAGCCAGAAATTCCAATCAGTTATATTACACTTGTTGGATATGCGTTCACTCTCCGAATCAGTCAAACTTACAACTTTTCCATCAGTAACAAGCACATAGTCATTCTTTAGGACTTTAACCACATACTCCTCCGTAAAACCATTAAGTGCTTTGGTGTATGTGTCTATTGCTTTTTGTTGGTTTCCGTCTTTGATAGCAGTCTGGGCAATTTCAAGTAATATTGTCCCTATATTTTTACCTATTCTAATATTTAATTTATCCATAACAAAATATTTTATATTAATTTTGCACCTTCAATCTTGATTTTATCAATCCATTTATATTCGCCATGGCTGTCTATGTTGTATATACATACAAATACATCATTCTCAAAGTTACTATTGAGATTATGCTCATAATTGCCTATTTACTTTTAACTTATTGAACTTATTGCAATTGCTATGTCATATAATACCCACGCTTTTGCACAAGTTATATCATAACCATCAATATCCTCCGTGTCAGCGTGTATTTCTCCGTCTTTAACATATACACGATAGACTTTGCTATCTGGGTTACTATCGTATTCCCCATAATATGGTATAGTTAATTCAAAGTCAAAATATATTTCATTGTTAGGCAATGAATTCAATCTTTCCTTGATGTAATTAGCACTCACCTTGTACAATTCATCGTAAGCACCACACCAATCGTCATATATATTTTTAAGAACTTCTTTTGTTATCATAACTCAATTAAATTTAAGTTGTTAATTTCTTGTTTCTTAAACACATTGCAAAGGTATAAAAAAAGATTGAAACTACCAAACATCTTGTCTAATAATTTCAATCTTTAACATTTTTTTTTTAGAATATCATATTGAAACCATCCAAATCTCCGTACATTGACTCAAGTATATCACCAGAAAAGTATTTGATGAAATGTGCTGCAATTTCTTCGTTTGAGCAACCAAGATAAGCGATTGTTATATGGGTATAATTCAAATTATTTGAATTTTGCTTTGTTGACAGCCAGCACTCACCTATTATATCACTACTATCATAAAAAGCATACATCGTCATTCCATCATAGAAAAAAGAGCCGATAAGTGATAAGTCATAACCTGTCATTGACCTATCCGCACAAAAACCGATTACTGGATAATATGCGATTCTTTTTTTAGATTCTCCAATCAATTTGAATTCTTGCCCGAGATTGAGCGCTTTTTTTGCAATGTTAAGCCTATACATCGCAGAAGATGCAACACTTGTCTTTTTCAGTTCCTCGGACAAAGCAATAACACGATTAAAATCGATACTCAATGCATTGCAAGCGTCTTCAAGCGTCTTTATCAACTGAAATTGTTTAATCTGCAACTCGTCCTCACCAAAAGCAGATAGAGCAATTTCCTTGAATGAATCATTGCCACTATGATACAACATTCTTGCTTGTGCCAATGTCAACTTTGTATTGCTTTCCTTTTCCATAACTTAAAGTTAATCTATTTCTATCGTTATATAATATGCCCAACTATGCTTGTTTGTTACTAACATAGTTGGGTATTTATTTTCCGTTTTGCCACCAGCAGACCATTGCCAATATATCTTCGTCCGAATTAAAATCTTCTGCAATTTCGGAAAACTTGCAATACACTTCTTTTACATCGTCAAAATACCAATCGTTGTATTCAGTATTTCCAAAGAAGAAACCGCTTTGTGTTGGTAGCAATGTTTCGGCTAAAGAGTGGTCTTCAAGGACTTGTTTGCACTTGACTAATAACTCGTCAATCTTGTAGTCATCAATTTCAAGCCGACTACAATTTTCACCATACTCAAAGAAAGGCAAGAGGAAATTTACCTCTCTGAAATAAGCCACTTCTTTCCAAGGGTTCAACTCGTCATACTCATTCTTGAGGCTATCAAACTCTTTTACCGATGAGTAGTTTGCATTTTCCAACTTCTTTTCAATCTCGTTGAGTCTTTCTTCGGTTTCCTCAACTCAATGGCGTTTTGCCTTTTCAAATCTAATGTCTAGTTCCATAATTTTACATTTTAATTGTTTTGTTTCTTAAATGTATTGCAAAGGTAGTGAAAATATTTAACACCACCAATGCAATTACATTATTTAACATTAAATTAACATACCTCAACGAATTCTCCATTTTTCAACTTATACCAAGTATCTTCTTTGATGCGTTTACCATCAACATATTCAGTCTTTATGGTAGCCATACTTTCATCTCCATTATCATCGCAACTATACTCTGTAAGTGTTATCCAACTACCTTTTTTTGCCTTGACGATAGAGCCACTTCCGCTGCATATTATAACCGAGTCATATCCGTTTGATGTTATTTCACTACAATGTCCGCTTGTGTTTATTTTGGCTTTATTTCCGTTAGAAAATATCCTTGCAGCACTACCGACCGTTGCAATGCTGTCTCCATATCCGTTTGACAACACTCTAACATTCGCACCACTTAACGCAATCCTTGAAAAGTTTCCGTTTGTTACGATTGTAGCATTTGGCTCTCCAGTTGATATGTTTGAGCAAAAGCCAGAAGAAGATATGTTTCTTATCTTTGTTGTGATGTGGTCACAAATGTAAGATGAGTAGAAACATCCGTTAGAATCTTCTTCGTTTTCCGTCTTGTTCTTAAAAATAAAGTCAATCATCAATGATGTGAGTTCTTCAAGTGACAATTCTTTTACTATCTTGATGTTTGTCGCAAAAACTATTCCTTTGTCTTCGTTTCGCACCACATTCCCCCACAATTCGACTTCTGCAAATCGGCTATTCGGTTTGTCATGATGCAAAAACATTTCAATAAGGTTTTCATAGGCACTGAACATCATACCATTTCCATCAACCTTATATGTTTCTTTTTCCTTGTATTGGAAACCTTTCCAAGAAAAATCACCATCAAAACCTTTATAAGCAATTGTTGTCTTCATTTTTAATAAAATTTTAATTGTTAATGTATACTTTGTTTCTTAAACACATTGCAAAGGTAAATAAAAAGATTGAAATTACCAAACATTTCGCTTAATAATTTCAATCTTTAACATTTATTTAGAATTAATCATAGTCACTATCTGCATAATCTCTAAAGACAAGTACCACTTGACAATTTATTTTCTGCCATTCAGCCGAATTAAATCTGCCAACAAATACATTGTGTGTCTCAAATAGTTTTTTTGCCTTGTCAATGCTGACATAACCCATTCTTGCACCTTTATATTCAAGTCCTCTAATGTAACCGCAAGGTTTTCCGTTTTCTATCCATTTCAATATGTCTTCTTTGCCATATCTCTTGACTTCATTCATAACCTTTTCGCAGTCCATCTTTTCAGTTATGTTGCCATCTTCGCTCACAATGATATTTCTTCCGTCACTTGTCAAACCATCAAGGTATTTGTTCTTCCCAGAACCTTTCCAATCGTGTGACAACTCTCTAAGCCACTCATTGCACAATAGTCTATGGCTATGCTTTTCAAGCATATTATAGCCAAGTTTCTTGTCATATACAACAATTGGTTTGTCTTCATTCCACCTATAATCTCCACTCCAATCTTTATTGTAGAATATCTTGTCAAAGAATGGACAAACCACTTCCACATAGCACTCTCCACTTTCAACAAATACAATTGTTTCTTTTCCTTTGTAATTAATCTTTGAGTATTCTCCGAAATAACCACTTCTTCTAACATTGTTATCATTGTCACCACCAAGAATTTCATTTACTTGATACAATGACTTCCTATTTATTTCAAGTGTTCTTTCGTCCGCAAGGAAACAATTCTCTTTTTTCGTACTATAAACCCATACACCATCTGATGATGATACTTTCAAGTCAGTATAGCTCTCATTCACGCTGCCGTCAAAGCAAATTGTCTTGCGTGTTACTTTTGTCAAGTCAGTCACAATCATGTATGAGTATTTCCCACAAAAACTTCCACAAACCTTATCTCCTACTTTCAATTCGTTTATCATAACTCAATCTAATTTATTTTTTTTATCTTAGGAATATTCCCTTGATTTCTATTTGCAAAGATATGTATAATTTTTGGAATAACCAAAAAAATTACATTATTTAACACTAAATTAACTTTCAACAAAAAAAGCACTCCTATCTTCTCAGACCAGAGTGCAAAAAGCATTAACTAACAACCTTAATTGTATTTTCAAGTATATTATAGACAAGTGAAATATGTCATTTTTATAACATAATCTTCATCATCATCAACCATCATATCAGAAATTCTCTCAAAAGCCCTTTGTGCATCTTCAAGATTTGAGAAATATTCCTCGTCATATCCATCATCGTAAATTGTCGGCAAATAAGCACTTGCCATATCCTTGTCTTCCAATGCTGCACTGCAAAGTTCAAGAAACTCTTCTACCTTATCTTTTCCGAACTCAATCTCGTCATCATCACTATCGCCAAAGAAAAACGGAATGAGAAAAGTTGATTTTGATAGGTAAGCAACACTATCCCAAGGGCATAATCTTGTTATTTCCGACAAGAGTCTATTTTGTCAAATTTATCAAATACAAGACTGATTATCTTTTCCTCAATGACAATATCATTGTTTATGTCATCAACATAAATCAATCTGGTTTTGCTGTCACTATCAGACACAGCGGCAAGGCAATATTTCTCCGCATCTGATGGGTCAATCATTACCGCCTTTGTTGTATATGTGTCATCAAAATCAAGATATGCAAAACGATAATAGTCTTGCTTGTCTTCTGGCACATATATAGTGCCAGTAACTTTAAGCATTGAAACGATAGTATCATTTACCATACCATGAAACTTGAATACATTTGAAAGTTCTTCTTGAAATTCATCAAATGAATGAAATACATTTTTCATAATCACTTTGTTTTTATTTATTCACACCATGTTAACAGACTAGAATGACTTTGCAGCAATTACGGAATATCCTCCCTTATTCTTAATGTGGATATGAATGTTCTTATCATCCATCTTTACCTTAATACCGAATGGACGCTTAGTTGTGGCTATAAGCGATATTCCGTATTTAGGATAATTCCTATCAATCACTCCGAATATGACCTTTCCATACTCGTTGATGTCTTCATACTCGTGTTCATCAAGCCATCTATCATAAAGATTGAAAAAACATTCTACTACCTTATCGTCATTTACGATTGATGTCAGTTTCTCAATTGTTGTCATAATTCAATTCACTTTTATAAGTCAATAACTTTTCTTCCTAAATCACATTGCAAAGGTAAACAAAATTTTCTAAGCCACCAAATATTTCTTATGTTTTAACATTAAATTAACAATACTTAATTTTTGTGACAAAAAACACAACTGATTTCAATTGATTTTTTTCTTAATATAATAATGTATATTGCATTCAATTTCAATTAAATTTAACTTCTTTCTTTAAGCGTAGGTTTAGCAAATTAACTTAATACAATTGATTTTGAGAGTGATATTTTTTTTTGTCTTCCTAACCATCAAGTCAACTACTACTTCATGGTTGGATGGTTTTTCCTTGATACTTTCAATGAAAAATGACCACATCATCAATCTGTAGTTATTATCCATGCCAGATGATGCCATGTGGTCATTTGTTTTCTTTTTGCTAAAGTCTGCTTTTTCAATCTTCCATTGTAATTACCCAATATGTGAGTATTGAAAAAATAATAATTAGTGTAATTAAACAAGTCATAGTTTTTGTCTCTTTTTTTTTTTTGGATAAATATTGATTTGAATTTATTTCCTTGTGTGTATGCGCGTGGCGCAAATGCCTATGGGTGCTTAATAAAGTACTTTTATAGGCAAAAAGGTTGGAGTTAACCTAATAGTCGTAAACCCCAACCTTAATACAATCATCCAAACTTTCTATCTTGTATGTACCACTATTTTGATGGCTGCTTTTTCTTTTCCGCTTGGTGTGTTTACCACAAGTTCAAGTATATTTTTCTCAGAGCCATACCATTCGCTTTCTTGGTATTGTGCGATTTTATAATCATACTCGTCTCCATGGTCAAGCACGTTTTCCACCTTTACTTTCAGTACATCCCTTGATGTTTTCTTCTTTCGGATAAAGTCAATTGCATCTTGGCATTTTTTAGGCTGATAGCATAGATAACCCTTGCTGCTTTCATCCACTGACCAACTACTTCTTTTGCCACACACTTCACCCGTATACACTTCGGTTTCCTGCAATTCATTGTTGGTATACTTCTTTAACATTCTATTGAGTGTCACGAATTGCTTGCAAGGTTTTCCGAGCAATGTGAGTGTCTTGAACTCCTTGAAACTATACATTCTTCCGTATGCGTTTTTTTCCCATGCATCCCTTGTCTCAATCTTGCCCTTGCAATTGCTCTCTCTAAGTGCAGTGCCTACAATTGTAAGGAATTCTCCCTCACTAATTCTGCAATCATAGAAATTGAATGTATCTCTTCCAACATTTATTCTTGTGAAAGACCAAACGTTTCTTCCGTTTACCTTGCTATACCAATTTTCATGCCTAATCGGAACAACTGCACTGAATGTATTTTCATTCAATTCCTTTGCACAAGTCTTGATGTATCTGCTCATAAGGATAATCAACTTCTCTCTTGTGATGTCGTTCTTTTTAACTTCTTCTTTCATAACTCAATTTATTTTTTATTCGTTAATAACCTTTATTTCTTAATCACATTGCAAAGATAATGAAAAAGTTTGGAACTACCAAATGTTTCATCGGATAATCCCAAACTTTAACTTTTGTTCACATATCAACTTCAATGAATTCTCCATTTTTCAACTTATACCAAGTGTCTTCCTTAATGCGCTTTCCATCAACATATTCGGTCTTGACACAAATCGGGCCAGTCTTTCCATATTCAGCAAGTGTTATCCAATTTCCTTTTTTTGCTTTTGCGATTGAGTTTTTCCCTACTGACAAAACGATTGATTTCTTCCCATTACTTGATACGTACGACCCGTCTCCTACTGACGCAATGATAGAATTCTCTCCAAAAGATTTGATTTCACCGCAAAAACTACTTGAAATAATTCGTGAGTATCTCCCGAATGAGCCCACTTTTCCTAAGACGCCCAATGTTGCTACTTTTGTCTCAGCACCTTTTGAAAATATCGTTGACTTAAAGCCACTTGTTGAAACAATATCTTCGCGTTCATCCGATATTACATTCACGTTTGTTCCATTGGTTGATAATCTATTTGCAATATAATCACATAGGATGAAATCACAATCATTCTCATCGCATGCAATTTTCGATAGGCTTCCATTTGATAGTAGCCTAATCTTGTTATCATTAACTTTATAGTTTTCCGAAAAGTATTTATAGGACTCGGTAAACAATTCTTCAAAATCCAATTCTCTAACAATCTTAATGTCAGATGCACATAATTTACCATCATTTTCGGAAAAAACAACATCACCCCATACTTCGACTTCTGCAAATCTACTATCATTGAGTGGATAGTATCTTAGTACATGCATACAATTTTTGCAAGCGTGAAACCCTTTTCTGCAAATTTTTACTTCCTCGTCAATGTGATAAGTCTCACCTACTTCATATTGGAAACCACGGCACTTGAAATTCTTGTCAAATGCTTTGTAAGCCTTAATTGGTTCGTTTGGAACTATTTTCTGACTCATAGTAATTCAATTTTAATGTTATTGATAAATGTAGCCACAATCAAAAAAGCAATCTCTCTATCTCTTGCAAATATAACTTTGCAACATCTTCGTCAATCAATATCTCTTGACTGAACTTGTCTTTTGGGTCTCCAGACCAAAATGTCACTTGATTGTTGTCATTCTTCGCAATGTGGGTAATTAAAGCACCTTGCCAACGCAAATCAAAGTCCTCAATGCAAATAACATTGCTTTCGTACTCGTCAAATAAATCACTTGTCATAACTCAATCTAATTTAAGTTGTTAATAGCCTTGGGACTATCCCTCAGTTTTTATGTGCAAAGATAGACATAATTTTTGAAATAACAAAAGAAATTACATTATTTAACATTAAATTAACTTTTGTTTCTTTCTTCAAGCATTTTGATAACTCTCAGTTGATTGCTTTTACTCATTGATTTAAGTAACAAATCGCCCTCAAAATGAATTGAATTGACATGGACATATATTGTCCTATCTTCATCACTCCAAATGCTTTCAATGTCAACTTTCTGCTTTCCGAACATCAATTGGCCCTCACCGAAATAATTGTCATTGATGATGTCAGCCAGATACTTTTCAAAATTGTCATCATTGTGTTTGATGCAATACTTTGCGGATGCGATAAGACCAATTTCTTTCTTATTCATAACTCAATCTAATTTAAGTTGTTAATAACCTTTAGTTAAGTCTTCAATTATTTCAAAACCATCTAAATCCCCGTATTTTGCTTCGGTAATTAGCATACCAAAGTATTTGCCAAGATGTTTAGCAATCTCTTTAGATGCACAACCAAGAAAGGCAAAATTCGCATCAGCCTTACCTACATTACCATAACAAAAGAAATTACCCAAGCCAAAATATTCAATAGTAGAGGTTTTACCCCCAAGAATGTTATATTCTTCCCCTTCAACCTTAATCTTACCAATTATTTCCATTTCACCTGAGTTAAGTTCTTCTTCATAATATGTAGAACCATCTGACACAAGTAGATTGAAAGGATAATAAATATAGGATTTTTTTGGGCCTTTTGTAAAATGCAAATCTCGATTTAGATTGAGTGCCTTTTTGACTATATTCAACTTAAACATGGCTGCTGAAGACTTACTGAAATTTGCTATTGAATCTGCTTCCTTTACCACACATTTATAGTCCAAATCAAGTGCATTGCAAGCGTCTTCCAATGTTTTGACTAATCTGAAATTATAATTCAACTCAATTTCGCCAAACGCATCAAGTGCAATTTTCTTGAATTTTTCATTGCCACTATGATACATTTCAATAGCATCATCAATACTTATTCTTACATTACTTTCTTTCATAACTCAATTCTCCTTTATTTTATTAACACTTGCAAAGGTAAGTATAATTTTTGAAACAACCAAATGAATTACATCATTTAACATTAAATTAACATTCACTTTTTTCTTTGCAATAGGACATCACATCTATGTAAAATGTCTATATCTCAATGAACTCTCCTTTAATCATAAGTTCAGAGTCAAAAAAACCGTCATAATTATCCAAATCATAATAATGTTTGGCTTCTTCATATTTTTTGCCATCAACATCAAGTTCGCCAGATTGCCATGAGTTTGTCACATCCATGGAAAACCAATCATCCTGAATTGTTCTTGCAAACCAGATGTCATCTTTGTCATATCCCTTGATTTCACATTTGATAAAATAATCAGTTTTCTCTGAATATAACCAAGGCGCACCTGTTGTTAGGTCTCCACCAAGAACTTTGAAATGCTCTCCTTGACGATGACTGTCTACCTCTCTTTTATGAATTTCTTGTATTGGGATTTCTTTATATTCATTCAAATCATAATCAAATACTTTGACATTGATTTTTTCTTTATATGGATATATACCTGTAACCTTTGCTTTATAACAACGTGACAGACTTATTTTACCATCATCAAAGAAATAATATTCTTTTCCTAAAACTGGTATTTGCATAACTTTAATCGTTATAAAAATTTCTAACCTTTGTTTCTTAATAACATTTGCAAAGATAATAAAAAAGTTTGAAATTACCAAATATTTCATTGGAAAACTTCAAACTTTTAACTTTTATTAATGATTATCAAGACTGATAGTCAAGAACACCACCAAGATAATACTTAGTTCCAATCTCGTCAAACATTGCCACATCAATAACCCAATGATTAAAATAATATGGGTATCCATCATTGCAACTATAACACATATCGTCACAACAACCTTGCTTTATTAGAGTCTCCATGTCAAGCAACGAAACCTTATAGCTGTACAAATTCTCAATGGTTAAGTCGTTTGCTTTTTCTTTTATCTTATCCAAATACTCTTGGATATAATTGTCTGGACGCATGACATAGGTAAGAGACATTTCATCCTCATTAACCACAAACATACCATTTGGTAGGTCAGATACCAACTTGGAAAAACTGCCCTTAATGTCTTCTGCGTCACTCCACCAATCAATCATTGTTGGGTCTGGGAAAACCAACCTGTCATCAAAACTGAATGAGTTTAATAACCTGTAGCCACTATCTTTGTACTCATCTTTCTTGACTGGTTCTAACTGAAAAATCTTTGCTTTCATAATTCAATCTAAATTTAATTGTTAATAAACCTATTCTTTAACTTCTCATAAAGAGTTTCCATTTCACTAAGACACCATTCTTTATCTTCCAGAATGTCTTCGATGTGATATGGAGCGCCATTCTTGCCATGACCATCTGGGCCGAGACACAAATAAGTTTCCTCGTCCACATCATAGCCATCTATGTATTTCCCAAGTTCTTCAACAAACTCTTGTGTAGAACCATCGCCATACCAAATGGTGGAGCAGAAATCCTCGCCTGCGGGACTGAATACAGAAATTTCCACAATATGCTTCCCATCTTGGATTGAAGGACATACAGACCATCCTTCTGCTTCTATAACTTTTAATAATTCTTCATCCATTACTTTTTCTTCCATAATTCAATCTAAATTTAATTGTTAATGATTTTTGTTTCTTTATTACGTTTGCAAAGATAGACATTTTTTGTCTAACTTTGCAAATAAATTCAATTATTACTTGAAAAACTCATTTATCAAGTCTGTATAACTCTCGTCATCAACACGTTCAACGTGTGTTACTTCCGTCACATCTGCATCGTGTTTGTTTGCCTGTTCAGAAAAGATTGGCATAAAATCCCACTTTCTCCTAATATCCTCAATGGTTTTTCCCTTGATATAAACTTCGCCTACGAAACGTATGCAAACATCAATTTCCTCGTTTTCATCGTCAAGCAAATCAACAATCTGCTCACCATAGCACCAATGACCATCCGAAAGGATAAAGCAACCATACTCCTTTTCGTCCCAATCAATTGATTTGGTACTACAACCATCCTTACTGCGCTTTTCTAACGCTTTTGTTATTGACTCAATCTTGGCTTCCTTTGCTGGGTATACACCAAAACAACCACGATACATAACCCTTGAACCAACCTTAATTACTTTTTCTTCCATAACTCAATCTAATTTTTAAGTTGTTAATAACCTTGACACTATGTCTCGTTTTCTATGCGCAAAGGTAAGCATAATTTTTGAAACAAACAAAAAAAAATACATTATTTAACACTAAATTAACTATTGATAGATAATAACAAAATTAGATTGGTTTCAATTTCCTTAATATAATAATGTATATTAATTAATAGCAAAAATAAAAGGACAACCTTTTGTAAGATTGCCCTGTAATTAAAATTCTTGGTTTGTTTCGTTATAACCGAATTCCTCGATAAGTTCTGAAATAACCATATCCGTATTTGCATCAGAATCTTTCATTATTTTTGCAAAAACCTCTGCAAGATTATACGGAGTGTTTTCGTCATCGGTTGGAGTACTCAAATCCATTCTGGTATTTCCAATCCTATAACTCACGCTAAAATCATGTATCATTTTATTTCAATTAATTTCTTTTTGAAGTAGTCTCCTATCCTATAGTAGAGCCAATCTTCGTTCTTATTGTATTTTGGCGTATGTCCCTTAAATACCCATATGATTGCCATCATAAGAATCTTGACCAAGAGTTCAATTAATCCTAATGTAATGACTATTGGGAAGATAAGTGCAAATAGTAGTCTTTTTAGTACGTCCATTGTAAATTTGATTTTTATATTATTTCACTGGTTTCTTAGTCATGACGCAAATATACTGATAATATTTGGAAAAAACCAAGAAATTAATTTTCTTTTTCAATTGCATTTTTTATGGCTTTGTAGAATTTGTTCAAGTCATCAATATCAAAGTCGTCAAATGTCTTGTACTTGAATAGGTTTTGCATGTAGTGGAAATATATATTATATGTTCCGACTTCAACTTTATCGATTATCGTTCCGCCAAGTCTTATATCATGCATAATGCAATAGCTGTATGTATCAAGTGTGTTGTTAAAACCATGCTCCTTGACTAGATTTTGAAAATTAGAATACAGCTCTCTTGAATTTTTCTTTTCTTCCATAACTCAATCTAAATTTATTGTTAATAAGTTTTGTTTCTTAAATGTATTGCAAAAATACTGAAAAAGATTGGAACTATCAAATATTTCTCCAGATAATTCAAAACTCTCACGCACATATGCCTATGGGTACTTAATAAAGTACTTATTAGGAAAGCGTATCATTTGCTATTTCCGCTTTTAACTAAAACAATCTTAATTCTTTCTTTCTTGAAATTTTTCTTCGTATGATGTTGTAGGATGTCAATATGGTGACTGAACCTTGCATTCATTGTATCTACAACCTTATATCTTCCATGGCCTTCAATATCAATTATACTTCCATATGGCAGATAGCATAGTAGATTTCTTGATACGGCACAATATTTAAGTTTTCCTTGCCTCAATTTCTTATAACAAATTTTTGTTCCGTTTGCAGTTATTTCTGGTTGTTCATCACATTGTGATTTAACTGCGTTGTACGTTGTCAAAGTCACGTGGGTTATAAACTTATGCTCAGCCTTGATTGGTGCCATCAGAAGCAAAAAAAATAGGCTTAGAAGCAATTTTCCTTTAATTGTCTCCATCTTATATTTTTTTTTAATAATTAATAACTTGACATTATGTCTTGTTTTCTTTTTGCAAAGGTACAAAAAAAGGCTGAGACTACCAAAAATAGCCCCAACCTTAACGATTATTAACAATTAAAAATTTGAATTATGACATATTCAATTGTATAGAAATTGGTTAGTCAAAACAAGTTCCTTGTTCAACTTACCCAAATTATCATTCATCTTTTCCATTTGCTTTGTCATGTGGTCAACCTTGAACAATATACCGAAAATGCACACAATCACCATGACCTCAATAAATACAAGCAATAATGCCGTTATCTTTTTCTTTTCCATAAACCACTTTTTAATTAAATATTTCATTGAACTAATTTATTTTTATTTGACAAACATTTGTTTGAATATATGATACAAAACACTGACAACTATGCTATTTCCAGCCATTTTCGGCAGACCAGAAGAACCGCATACCTTTTCAATCTTGTCAACATATTCAGTATCAACATCCATAAACCTAAACATCTCTCGTGGTGTCATTTTTGCGATAACCATATTTCCATTGTCATCAAATCTATAGAGTGGTATTGATGTGCCATGATTCATCATGCAAGTAGATACCGTACTATCACATTCAGTCACATCAAAAATTCTACCACAACTATGTCCACTTTTGAAGAGATTGCCAATGACTTTGAAACCTTTTTGCGATATTTTTGGTTCATTATATAGTTTCAAATTTTGCAAGAAATCATTGTTATAGAGCCATTTACAATCAAATGGTTCAAGTAAGTCTTTAGCAAAGACTTTCAAAGCTATTGCTTCTGGAAATGTAAAATCATTTTCACTTCCATTCAGTATTGATACGACAAACAATCTTTCTCTATTTTGTGGTACATTGAAATCAAGGCTATTCAATACCTTATAGTAATTTCTATAGCCATAACTTTCAAGCAAGTCAAGCCACATCTTGAAATCTTTTTCATATCTTTTTGATGCAAGTTGCTTTACGTTTTCAAGGAGCAGATATTTTGGTCTCTTTTCCTTTATGCACTGCTCAGTATACCATATTATGCTGCTTTCAGTGCCAGAACCTTTTTCCAAGCCTTCCTGTCTTCCTTGTGCTGATATTGATGTGCATGGTGTTGAATATGTGAGAAGGTCAAAATCTGGGGCTTTAGACCAATCAATAATTGTCATATCTCCGAGATTTTTGTTGGATGCCTCTGGAAACAATGCATTGTGGGCTTTTATTGTATTGTTGTCAATTTCACTCCATGCAACAAGTTCGCTTTCAATGCCAAAATCTCTTTCAAGCCTTTTCATTGCCATCATCTGACTATCATAACCAGAACACAATGTACATACTCTAATTGCCATAATTCAAATTTAATTTTAGTTGACTAATAACTTTTGCAAAGGTAAGTATAATCTTTGAAATAGCCAAATTTTTTTTCAGAAAAAAGAACCAGAAGCCATATTTTTTTTTCTATGACTATCTGGCTCCTATTTGAATTGAATTATGACTTCTTCTTTTTGAAAGCGTTTTTCCAACTGATGAAGAATACGCCTTCGCTATCAATACCCTTACATTCCTTTGAAAGGTTTATTATTTCAAACCCATTTTCGGAGAATGGAGAGAATATTTCATCAACATAATTGATAAGGTCTTCCTCGATGTCTATCACACAATGGTATGCTGACTTTCTGATTATATTGTCGGTTGGGCAAGGTGCGAATTTTGACTTGATTGCTGCTTTGATGTCAGCCTGTTTGTCAAGTATTCTATCTTCAATGCATTTGTAGCTGTTAATGCCATGCTTTGACTCATACCAAGCCTTTTCTGCGGTAAGTGGCTCTTGTTCCTTGGGTACAATGCCTATTTTCTGAAACAAACCGTTCTTCTTGTTATTTTTTTGTTCCAATTTGTTTTTATCCAACACTTCGCACATTATTTCTTTCTTTTTAATTGTTAATCAACCATGCATATCGAGACGGAATCACTTCTTATAAGTTCATTGTTAAAATAACACCTATCATCTTCCGCTATTATGCACAAATCTCCATGCTTTGTAGGGAAAACCCATACGAATGACTTCCAATTGCCAACACCTTTTCCATTGAAGAATGTCGACATGTTTTTTACATCAATTGGTACATTCCTATATTTCCTACCATTATTGTCCTTGAAATTGGCAACCAATCTATTGTCACTATCCATCAACCAAGAATCAATTGAAAGTATTTCCTCCTTTCTTGAATTCTTAGTCTGATAATGTCTATGATTATCAATTAGCATAAACTGATGCTTGGACTTGTTATATTTAATCCTATCAATCATAGCCAATAAAATCAACAATTTCAAAATCACAATGTTTCTCTGGATTCTTCACAATGTCTATGAGAATGTTTATATTGGAGCAATAATAAAGGATTTCGCCATCGTCTGGATAACCTCCCTCGTCAAATGCAATCGTCTCAGTGTTTCTGCTCGGCATTGCTTCATCAAACCACTTTATTTTAACGTAGGCAACTGATGGTTCTTCCATTTTGTCATGTACAAACCAATCATATTCCTTTTCCATCTCATTGACAATCTCTTCTCTTGTCTTCATAATCCAATTCTCCTTTTTTTTTAACTTGTTAATAACTTTTGTTTATTAATTACACTTGCAAAGATAAGCATAATCCTTGAAACCACCAAATGTTTTATTGACTTTAACACAAATTAGCAATTTCTTATTTCAAGCATTTTTTACAATTCTCATTAGACTCAACGAATTCTCCATTCTCCAATTTGTACCAAGTATCTTCTTTGATACGCTCACCATCAACATATTCGGTCTTGACACAAATGAGTTTCTTGTGACCTACTATTGTTTGCCACTCAGCAAGCGTTACCCAACTTCCTTTCTTTGCCTTGACCATTGAGTCTGCACCAGTGCATGATACAATTGCCTCCTTGCCACTACTATCCACACTTGTGGAATATCCACTTGAAGCAATGTTTGCATTTTCTCCATACGAATAAATGGTATTATAGTCTCCAGATGTGGATAAGCGTGAACAACTACCTTCTGAGTGGATTTTTACGCCACTTCCGCTTGTAGACAACTTTGCCTCAATTCCTGTTGCGTATATCTTGCCACCGCTTCCGCTTGTTGCTATTTTCGTACATTCTCCGTTTGAAAATATTGTAGGGCTTTCTCCACTTGAAGATATTTGCGAGAACGACTCATTTGAGACAATTCTATTAACCATGCCACTTGAAGACATACGTGAAGCAAAGCCATAAAGACCAATACTTGAATAGTCACCATTCGATGATACTTTTGAGTACGCACCATTTGATACAATATTTGCTTTGCCTTCATTTGATGCAGTACATGATGCCATTTCGTCAAAATTGACCTTCTTCTCGTATTTCTTATTGTCATGAGTCTTGAGCCATTCAATCGAAATACCAATTGCCTCATTTAATGTCAATTCTCTTTTTATTGTCATTTCCGAAGAGAATACATCACTCATTAAGTTAGATTTCTCGATTTCACCACCCATCTCAACTTCTGCAATATGCAAACCAAAACTACAGGCTATTGCATCCATTGGGAACTCCCAAGCACGGAAATTATTTGACAAAATATTAAACGCACCACGAATTTTGTAAGTCTCACCAACTTTGTACTTGCCGTTCTCCGATGATAAAGCATCATCAAAGGCTATGTAGGCAATAATACTTTCTTTTTCTTCCATAACTCAATCTAGTTTTAATTGTTAATAAGTTTCATTTATTTAACACATTGCAAAGGTATAAAAAAAGATTGAAACCACCAAACATTTTGCTTGATAATTTCAATCTTTAACATTTATTTGCTTTTTGATAGTAGCCCTATCGAGACTCGAACCGTACAATAAAATCTAATAAAAATTAGGTTCTCTGCCTTTTACAAGACTTGTACGATACGATAACAATACTTCTTTAACCTTTTCACGTTTAAGTTTCTTAGGTTTAAAAGCACCATTATCAAGTTGTTTTAAGAGCGATTCTCGCAACACGGTTACGAGCACTCTGTTTTTTATATTTTTTGCTGCATTAAAATCAGCGTTGTTCTTATAACCACACTCAATACACTCAAATGTCTCTTGATTTGGTCTATTTTCATCTTCAATACACCCACACACTGGACACATCTTCGATGTATAGCTCGCATGAACTGTTGAAACTGCAATGTCATATTTCCTTGCAATATGCTCAACCTCTTGTTTAAGACCGCTCAAACCAAGGAATTTTACTTTCCTATTATAATTTATGTCATTATTATCTTTATCCTTAACGTAGCATTTGCCGAATCCATTGTCGAGGTTTTCCATCACAATGTGGTTAATACCTTGACTTTGTAGTGTTTTGCACATGTTGGCAATAAGTTGTTGTTCAGACTTAACCATCTTTGCTTTAAGAATATCAAGTTTCTGCCGTTTACGTTTTCCTGGTTTGTATTCTTTGTTCTTTTCTTTCAGTCCATCTATTTCAATGGACAATTTGCAGAAATCATTGACGAGTTTACGGTTATAATCATAAGTGGTTTCGTTGGAAAGGCTGAATAGGTTGTGTTTACAATTTACATCAATACCAATTATATTATTCCCTGCTTGTGGAATATACCTTTCTCCATCTTTGCAAATATGCACTTTGACTTGTTTATGTTTTTCATCGAATGTGATTGTATACTCATAATCAGGATTATTTTTTTTGTAATCCTTTATATTTCCATGCCAACCTTTATTAAAGGTAACTGGTATATCAAATGATTTTCTACCAAAGCCACTTAAACTAACAAAAGAGTTGATTACAGAACCAAAATTGCTATTATAGTCAACAATGTGTTTTTTTCTGCATCTACCACTGAATGACAATGATTTAAACTCAATAGGATATTCTAAATAATGTTTGATAATTCTCTGTCTCTTAGACAATGCAAGGTTATATAGTCTATCAAAACCAAACTTCTCACAACATCTTAGTATATTGTTATAGAACTCACGTTTCTTATTATCGCAATTAGATAATTGTCCATTGATGTACTCGATTGTGTTTTCATTACCATATCTTGCAAGATAGGTAAGGCAATTGGATAAAGTGGTTTGCTTCTTTTCAAGGATTACTTTCTTAAAGTCACCTTTCTTATGTTTTTTTGTGTTACGTTTGTAAAAATCAAATCCCTTGAATGTAACAACATCAAACACAAGTCTGCGTTGTATTGCATCGAATTTATTCTGATATGCATCAATTACTTGGGTATAGAGTTGCTTATCAAATGAACTTGGTATGACACCTTTATATAATTGGCGCATTTCGGTAACGAACTGCAATTGCTTAGTGTCAAGGTATTTTATAAGATTGCTACATACAAAATTGGATACTTTATTTTTGTGTTCATTCAAGCACACAGCAAAGTTATGCAGTTCATTGAACTTGGTTTCAGTCAATGAATTACTATGAAATATCTTTGTATATTTACTTTGAATGAACATTATATGTCTAATTATTTGTTTTTATTTTTTTTTCTGCGTTCTGCACTTCTTCTTCCGTAGAATTTTCCCGAGAAACTTGCAAGTAATGACAGCATATCTGCTGCAAGTTCTTCTTCCGAAGATACATCAATTCCGTTGATTACTATTACTTCACACCCATAACTCTCAAATATTTTCTTGATGAACTTGAATTGGAATCGTGTAAGCCTATCCTTATGTTCAACAACCAACTTGTTGATTTCCCCTTTAATTATCAAGTCTGTTAGTTTATTGAATCCACTTCGATTATCATTCAAACCACTTCCTACATCTTTGATAATATGTGTAACCAATAAACCATGTTTTGCACAATATTCGGAAAGCCTTTGTGACTGCCTATCCAAATCACCTTTTTGTTTTTGTTCGTTTGAAGAGACTCTTGCGTATGTTGCGCAAACAATAGGCTTATCTTCTTTTGATTTTTCCTTTATGCATAGAAATTCATTGAGAGTGTCTGTATCATATCTACGGTGTCCACCTGGCGTTTTGAGTGGTTTTAATTTGTTTGCTTTATCCCATTTTCTTAAAGTGTCTTGAGAGACATTTAGATAAGATGCGGTGTCCTTTATTGTGAGTAGTTTTCCCATCACAGTTTGTTGTTTTCTATTTTAGTTAGCGTTTCAACAATAATGTTTTTTGCATTGTCGAGTAGTGTCTGGAATTCATCTACCGTTATATTTTCATCTATATCAAATGTGTGCTCATAGACATCACCATTATCAAGTGTATAATCTGTTTTTGTAACTTTGATGATTTTTTGGTGCATATCCAACACTGAATTTTTTACTTTATTTATTTTTGTATTCATATAATAAATATCATTAACTTTGCAAAAATACAAAAAATTCTTCATAGAAAAAAGGTATTTTTATTAATTTTTCTTAAAAAATCAATAAACTGATGCCACACTCCCTTGCGCTACTACACCTGTTGCTATACATAACATCATAAGTCTCTTTCATGTCTGCAAAGGTAATTGTATTTTTTTGAAACGGCAAAATATTTCTTTAGAAAAAAGAACCAGAAACCGCATTTTTTTTTTTCAGCGATTATCTGGCTCTTATTTTGAATTGAATTATAATGTTATCATTCCTCAAAGAAATCAACGAAGAATTCCTTGTATTCTTTTTCGTCTGGTCTATTGTCGCTTGTTACAACGACATTTCTTGCCCAAGCTCCAACATATTCCATTCCATTTCCGTGATAGTCACCGCCACCTCTTCCGTTTCCCTCGGAGATAAGCAGAGGTAATGGGTTTATTCGGTAATTATACTTGCTGCCATCACCTCTAACCTTGTCGGTGTCGAAAAACAACCCTTTAGTCTCATTGATGATATATCTATAAGAATTTGGCTTTATTGTTTTGAGTTTGTTCTTACTTTGTTTTGACAACTCATATACATTCACATATTCCTTTTTCCATGTGTAAGGCTCATTGTCGGCATAGTCACCAGCACATACCACTGGAAAACCTGCGTATTTGCCATTTTCCTTGTTGATTAATGTTTCAAACGCACCGACATAAGCATTGCCTATGTATGAGAATAGCATGAGTTTTGCCCCATTCCAATAGTCGTATGGACTTATTGTTGCGATAACCTTATCCACGTTTGAAGATGTCTTCTTTGGACTATTAAGCACTGATAAACGATAATACTGACCCATAATTCAATCTATTTTTTAATTGTTATATATTATATTACATTGTGAACTGGCATATAAGACCTTTCATAGGCTCTTGACACAATTTCAAATCATATTTCTTGTGGTTGGTCAAGTAGGTATAGAATGGAATGAATACATCTCCGTTGACGCAATCTCTATCACTATAATTGCATTTCAACTCCTTTATCATGTCCCATACAAGTTTTCCCTCAACCTTGACATACTGAACATCGTTAATCATTCTCTTTATCATAATTCAATTCGTTTTGTTTTTATCTTGACATTATGTCTTGATTTCTGATTGCAAAGGTAAGCATAAATTTTGGAATGACCAAAGAAATCACACTTTTTAACACTAAATTAACTCTTATTTAAGTTTGCTCTTTTCTCTTTCGTTCATCATATTTAATGTTTCCATTGGCAAATCTATACCATACGTCTTCCTTTATAGACCCATCCCCAACAAGCATGGTTTCTTTCCCCATACAAGTAACGGCAGAGCCATATTTGGCTCTAAAGGTTATATCATTTCCATTCAATATTAATTCATCGCCGAAACCTCTGGAGTCTATCATATTATTGCCCATCACATTTATTTTGTTATTTCTTCCGTTTGTGGTGCAATGTGAAAAATTTGATATGAGATTTATGGTACAATCGTTTCCATTTGATACAATAACACTAGTATCATTTAACCCCGTTATGGTATTTTCATATCCATACAAAACGGCAGTCGAACTATCCATCAATGTTATTTTTTTATTACATCCAATTGAAACCAAACGTGTACCAATATCATTACAATTTATAGTTGAAAAATCGCCTAAATCAAATATCGTATTTGATACGCCATTTGATATAATAGTGTTTAATACTCCTTTTGAAAGTATCTTTTTTCTATTATGATTTGAAATAATATGATTTCCATCGCCGTTGGTATATGACTCCATTTCAGAAATTCTTAATATAGTACAATCATCATATGTTTTATTCATAAAGTCAAGTTTAGACGAAGCATAACGCTCCACAATATCCTTTAGTGATAATTCCTCAACTATTTCAATATTAGATGCACATATTTTATCAACGCCAAATAAAACATCACCCCACATTTTCACAATTGCAAAACGTGAATTACTCATGGAATAATAATCGAAAACACCCATCAAATCTATACAAGCATGAAAGCCATTTTCACACATCTCCACATCACCATTAATGTGATATTCCTTACCAACTTCGTATTGGAAATCACGGCAGGAAAAATTATTACCAAATGCCTTATATGCCACAATAGCATTTTCTTTATCAATTTTTTTTATCATTACTCAATTCATTTTAATAGTGATACAACTTGTTTATTATATGTTTTTATCTGATTTTGAATTTCTGATTTTATTAAATATACATTCAAACCACATACATTTCATTGGATAATTCCAAACCATAGCGTCAAACTATTTTGTTTCAACGAATTCTCCGTCAACTAACATATATAGGGTATCTCCTTTTATCCTTTCTCCGTCTACATATTCGGCTTTGATACATTTAACTTCTCTGTTATTGTCATACTCAGTAAGCACTATCCAACTACCTACCTTGGCTCTTGCTTTTGTATTATGACCTGCTGACATAATGACTGCCTTTTCTCCCGTGCTTTCTATTATGGACAAGTTTTTTGCTGACATGATTCTTGTATTGTAGCCGCTTGAGTTGATATATCCGTGTGTCGAATTGATGCAAATGTTAGCATTGTCTCCTCTTGACGCTATCTTGCTTTCTGCCCCACTTGCATATAAGTCCGCATTTTCCCCATCAGAATATATCATTGCCATATCCGCAGAAGCAACACTTGACTCATAGCCATGCGATACGACACGTGAGCCATAACCAGATGTGGAAATGTTTTGAATGAGACCGACTGATGTTATTCTTGCACTTATTCCGCTTGATGATATGTTTGAATAATCACAAAAAGCATCAATCTTAGCCAATTTTCCACTAGATGCAATGCATTGCCACCTATTTTTTGAATTTATTGATGCGTAGTTTCCGCATGATGCAATACTTGCACCCTCATACTTTGGATATATGATGTCTGCACACGCATCACTTGCAATCATCATACTATAACTTCTTTCATTGCCACTTTCTAAATCTTTTTTTTGGTAATGAAGACATAATTCCGATTTCAACCAATTCGTCAATGCTCATTTCCTTGACAATTCTTATATTGGTTGCACATAACTTTTTGTTGTCAGTTGCAAAATCAACATCGCCAAATAACTCAACCATTGCATATCGTGTATATAATGACATGGAATAATAGTCAAACACATCAAGAGGGTTTTGACAAGCATGAAAACCATTGACACATAATTCTAACTCTCCTTCAAGGCAATACTCTTTACCAATTTCGTATTGAAAACCACGGCAAGACAAATCTTCATCGAAACCTTTGTATGCTATAATTGGGTTTTCTTTTTCAACTTTCTTGTGCATAACTTAACCAAATTTTAATATTTTTCCTCTATCACTTCAAATTTTACCATGTCACCATATTTTGCTTCTGTTATAAGCATGCCAAAATACTTACTAAAATGCTCTGCTATTTCTTTGTTGGCACAGCCAAGAAAGCCGAAAGAACAACAAGCAACACCAAAACCACCATCAAAATAGAAGCAACCCAAGCCAACATGCCTACCGTGAGTAGGTGAACAGCCACTAAGGACTTTATATTCTTCCCCTTCAACCTTAATCTTACCAATTATTTCCATTATGCCTGACTTGAGTTCATCATCATAATAGGTAGAATCTTCAATTACAAATGGAACGTAAGGATAATAAATTTCAGAGTTTTCTGGGTCTTTCACGAAATGTAAATCCTGTCCTAAATTCAATGCCTTGCGTACAATATTCAACTTAAACATTGCAGCAGAAGCCTTGCTAACAAATGATATTTCTTTAGCCTTAACAAGCATAGTGTCATAATTAAGACCAAGAGTTTCACAAGCATTCTTAAAGGTTTTGATACTCTTAAAATAGTATACAAGCTCTTTTCTATCAAATGCTTTAAGTGCCAACTCCTTTAACGTTTCATTTCCACTATTGTACCACTCAATTGCCTCGTCAATCGCAACATTAATTGTTGAATACTTTTTCATATCTTTTAGTATTAAATCGTAAATGTTGTTCCATTTGACATATATCCACACACATAGTTGAAAATTTCTTCTCCTCTTTTTCTTGACCTATAATACCTGTCAATTCCCTTTCTTCTTTTGGCATATACATCTTTTGGCTTTTCCCCGTTTGATAGGTCATAAGCGACATCATTCGCAAATATTCCTTCAACCAAATCGGGGAATTTGCCATTAAGATGACTTGCAACAATTTCAGTATATTTCTTCATCCCAATCAATTAAACTTCATAAGCAGAGTCGGCAGTTGCATCAGAAAACTTAAATGTAACAAGACCGAACTTGCCATAGTTAGGAAAATCGTCTCCATATTTTGAGTCCATCAACCTTTCGGCTTTTTCAATGGCGTCCTCTTGACTCTCTGCGTTGACTTTGACATGGCCGTTATATGTCATGCTACATTCGACTGAATATTCCTTCTCGTCAGCATTTTTTGTTTTTACAAAATCTAATATTTCAAAGTCTACCATATCACCATATTTGGCTTCAGTGATAAGCATACCAAAGTACTTTCCAAGATGCTTAGCAATCTCTTTATTTGCACAACCTAGTAACCCGAAATCAGAATAAGCATGACCCACACCATAGGGAGAGTAGAAGAAACCCAAGCCAGCAGAATCACCACCAAAAGCGTAGCCACCAAGAACATTATATTCTTCTCCTTCACTCTTAATCTTGCCTATTACCTCCATTTTACCTGAGTTAATATCACTCTCATAGTAAGTAGAACTCTTAGTTACAAATGGATTATAAGGATAATAGATGTAAGAGTCTTCTGGGCCTTTTGTGAGATGCAAATCCTGACCCAAGTTAAGAGCTTTTCTGATGATGTTTAACTTGAACATAGCAGCAGAAGCCTTGCTTATTTTTTCAAGTCTGTTAATGGTAATGTATACATCATCAATATCCAAATTAAGGACATTTACAGCGTCTTCAAATGTCTTTATTTCTTCAAATGACACCACTTTTAACTCATCAACTGAATAACATTCAAGTGCAAGTTTTCTAAGTGTTTCGTTACCACTATTGTACCACTCTCTTGCCATATCAATGCTTATATCAAGCGTCTTCTTAATCTTCATAATCCTATTGTTTAATTATTTATACCACAAAGTTAATGAAAAAGTTTGGAAATGCCAAATGTTTCATTGGATAATCCCAAACTTTAACTTTTGTTCACACATTAACTTCAATGAATTTCCCTTTTTTCAGTTGATACCATGTGTCCTCCTTTATCTTTTTGCCGTCGACATATTCAGTCTTTACGCATACAGGGTACATCTTATCACCTTTATTCTTCCATTCGGTCAATGTAATCCAACTACCTTTTTTGGCTTTCACTGAAGTTCTTTCACCAGAACACATTATAAGTGCATTTTCTCCGCTACTATCAATTCCGCAATTCTTTCCGCTTGACATAATAGTTGCGTCACGACCAATCGAATTGATATAACCGCAATTTGAGTTCATGCTTATTTTCGCAGCATTTCCGATTGATGCAATAGTTGAACTTCCACCGCAAGCATACATTGATGAATTGCACCCACTTGAAAATATATCAGATGTATCTAATGATGCAATGTTGTCATAACCACCTTTTGATGTGATAGTAGTGCCAAAGCCACTTGTTGCAATATTGCTATATTCTCCAATTGACAAGATATTTCCGTAATGACCGCTACCATAAATTTTTGAATATTCGCCGTCAGATGCAATCTTATAATTGATACCGCTTGAAGATACACTTGTCGAGTCACCACACACATCTATATTCACGTAGCTACCACTTGATGATACTGACTGGTAACTACCGCATGACTTTAATGAAAAACTGTGACCGCTTGAAGATATTAAAGCCCCATCAACGTATGATGACATTTTTTCCACGTCTTTATCGCTTGCAAACGACTCTTCTTTACATTCTTCATATTCATTCATTAAAGAATAATCCTTTCTGACATCCTAATAGCAAGTGTTATCATTTCTTTTAACGATAATTCCTTAACAATTTTAATGCAGGATGCACATAATTTCTTTTTGTCGCAAGCATATACCACATCTCCCCACAACTCAACTATGGCATAACGTGTGTGGCTTGACAATTTATAATAACTAAACACATCAATAGGTTTTTCACAGGCATGAAAACCATTTTCACATACAACAACCTCGCCATCAAGTTTATACTCATTGCCGACTTCATAATGAAAGTCAAGGCATGAAAAATCATTGTTAAACCCCTTATAGGCAACAATAGCGTTTTCTTTACTAATAGTCTTAATCATAATTCAATTCTATTTTAATCAGTTAATAACTCTTGTTTCTTAAACACATTGCAAAAGTAAGCAAAAAATCCGAAACAACCAAATATTTCATTGGATAATTTCGGATTTTAACCTTTATTTAGAGTTGCTATTGTTTATTCCTTTATTGGTTCAATATGATATTTCCATTAACGTATCTATACCAAACGTCCCCCCTTATATATCCATCACCGACAACTATCTTTTCTTTTCCAACACAGGTGACGGTAGAACCACTCTTTGCCCTAAATTTTATATTATCTCCGTTTAATACAAGTTCATCATTAATACCATTAGAGTCAATAGTGACCTTGCCAGTTACATTTATCTTGTTATTTTTTCCGTTTGTAGTGCAGTGTGCATAATTTGAAAATATGCTTATAAAACAATTGTTTCCGTTTGATACGACACTAGAGTAATCAGATAATAATATTACCTTGTTTTGGTTTCCACACAAAAACGATGTTGAACTATTAGACAATATTATTTTTGTGTTACTTCCAATCGACACCAAATTTGAGAATGGACCATGGCATTTTATATTCGATAAATCACCTAAGTTAATTATATTATTAGATGCGCCAGTTGTTACTATATTATTGTAATTTCCCTTTGTTATTATCTTTTTACCACTATGGCTTGAAATTACATAGTTATTATTGCCGTTGATATATGACTCTCTACCTTTATCTGTTAATATCATATAGCAAAAAAATCTCTTGTCCATAAAGTCAACTTTAGATAATACATAGCGCTTAACAATATCTTTTAGAGGCAATTCTTCCACTATTTCAATGTCCGATGCACACATTTTATCAAAACCAAATAAAATATCTCCCCAGAGTTTTACTATTGCGAAACGTGAGTTTCCAATCGGGTAATAACTAAACGTGTCCATCAAATCTTTACAGGCATGAAAACCATTTTCACACATCTCCACATCACCATTAATGTGATATTCCTTACCAACTTCATACATAAAGTTACGACAACGAAAATTTTCGTCAAATGCCTTATATACTACAATAGCATTTTCTTTACTAATAGCCTTATTCATAATTCTATTATTGTTTAATTGTTTATGATGCAAATGTAAGCAAAAAATCCGAAACCACCAAATATTTTATTGGATAATTTCGGATTTTAACCTTTATTAAACTATTTTGTTTCAACAAACTCGCCATCAACCAATTTATATAGGGTATCTCCCTTTATCCTTTCTCCGTCTACATATTCGGATTTAACGCATTTGATTTTTCCGTTATTCTCATACTCAGTAAGCACTATCCAACTGCCAATCTTTGCTCTTGCTTTTGTGTTATGTCCTGCTGACATGACCAAAGCATTTTCGCCAGTGCTTTCTATTGTGGACAAGTTTTCTGCTGACATGATTCTTGCATCCGAGCCACATGAGTTAACATATCCGCGGATAGAGTTAATACATATATTTGCGTTATTTCCGATTGACGCTATCTTGCTTTCTGCCCAACCTGCATATAATCCCGCATATTCCCCATCAGAATATATTTTTGCCATACCCGCAGAAGCAACATTTACATCATCTCCATGTGATATTACAAGTGATTTATGCCCAGATATAGATATAGAATGAGCACTACCATTTGATTTGATGATAGGTTCTAATGCGCTTGCAGATACATTCGTATTTTCACCTGTTACATCAATTTTAGTTTCTCCTCCACTCGATGCAATGTGGTTATAATCTCCTGTTGACAAAATGGATGTATTGTTTCCGATTGATGATATTCTTGCATAAATACCAGAAGCGTAAATGTTAGCATTTCTTCCACTCGATGCAATTTCCTGGGAACCTCTTGTTGACAATATGGATGCATTGTTTTCGCATGACGAAATTCTTGCACCATCACTTGCAATCATAGTATCGTTATTTTCTTTAACTCCAATTACTGATACTGACTTCACAATACCGACACGTACCATATATTCAATGCTAATTTCCTTGACAATTCTAATGTCGGAAGCACATAATTTACCACCATTTTCAGAAAAATCAACATCACCCCATAACTCAACCATTGCATATCGTGTATATGGTGACATATTATAATAGTCAAATACATCCAGAGCGTTTTGACAAGCATGAAAGCCATTCTTGCACACCTTAATATCACCATCAATATGATATTCCTTACCAACTTCGTATTGGAAATCACGGCAGGAAAAATCAATGTTGAAACCCTTGTAAGCAATAATAGCATTTTCTTTACTAACGTTCTTTTTCATAATCAAATTCTTTTCAATTGATAATTGTACCTTGGGACTATCCCTCAGTTTTTATGTGCAAAGATAAACATAATTTTTGAAATAACAAAAGGGATTATACCATTTAACATTAAATTAACAATAATTTAAGATTTGGTCTCAACAAAATCACCATCAATCAATCTATACCAAATGCCTTCCTTAATTCTTTCTCCATCAACATACTCAGTCTTCATTGATTTCAATCTATTTTCACCATCCCACTCTGCGAGTGTAACCCAACTTCCAGTCATTGACTTCACCATGTTGTTCGCGCCAATGGCAACAACAATCGCATTCCTTCCATAACTCTCAATTGAACAACTCCCTCCAGTTGAATTGATTGTGGTATTACCACCAATTGACAATATTCTGGTGTAGAAACCACTTGAATTAATCGTTGCATCATCACCGCCAGAATATATCATTGATGTGTTGTCCGAAACAATCATATCATTCTCACCAATAGAAAATATCTTAGACGCATCCTTTCGTGAATAGATTGAATTGAAACCATATTTGGATATTATATTTCTGACTATACATTCCTTATCACAATCGCTATAGAAAGACTCCCCTTTCAATATGATTGCTTCGTCACCATTAATACCAGCAATAAATTCATCCATCACAACCTCTTCGTCAATCTTTATGTCGGATGCAAATATATTAACCCCTTTCACATACTCAACATCACCCCACAATTTAACTCTTGCAATTCGTGATGGAAATGCCCCATTAAACACCTCCAGAGGCTTTTGACATGCATAAAATCCACTATCTCCATTAAAGTGATAAGATTTGCCTTCCTTGAACTGAAAGCCGTCACAACAAAAATTCTCGTCAAACGACTTATAGGCAACAATAGCATCCCTCTTTTCAATTTTCCTTTTCATAATTTGATTCAATTTATTTAATCTCTTCCTCGTATACCACTTCGTGTGTTGTGTTGTCAACCACTGAAACTACCCCACCGATAAAGTCAAAGTTATCAAACTCGTCAACGCCTGTTCCGTTGTTTGTCTGAATATAATTGATGCAATATTCCTTGCTCCTTGCCCAATCCTTCATTGAAAAATTATTACCATTGCTGAACACTACATCATAGCCCTTTACATATTCTTCGTATATTGTTTCATCGGTCTCGTTGCATACAATGGAAACCACACCACCCTTGTAATCAGAAAAGTAAGAATTGTCAGTACCATTGTTCGCATTAATGTAATCAAAACAATTCTTTAACGTTTCTTTCCATCCCTTGTTGTTTGACCTGCAATCATCATTAAAAACAACATCATAAGTCTTATTCATAATACAATTCAATTTTTAATAACTATGTTTCTTAAACACAATGCAAAAGTAATAAAAAAGTTTGAAATTACCAAATATTTCACCAGATAATTCCAAACTTTAACTTTTGTTTACATTTTGCTCAGCAAAACATTAAGAATTCTATTCAATACCGAGTCACTTAAACAATTGAGATTGACACTGCCCAAAAATATTCCACTTGAACTGCATACCATAACCTCATTGTCTTCAATCCCACCAAGCGTGATACCGAAAATCGAAATGTCTTCACCAATGCTTATCATCTCGTCACCTTTCAACACAAGACGCTTAGAACCACTCTTTTCGTACAAGGCAAACTTGTATTCCGAAATCTTGTTCAATAAATTCTCCATAATATTCTATTTTGCTATTTTAACATTGACAATACGGGCTTCGCCGACAAAATCACCCAAATCTAAACAACCAAAATCTTTGCATGGCATATACTTGTACTCAAGCCTATAAAAAACACTCAATCGATTCATAAACTCCTCAAAGTCCTTAAGACTTCTAAATGGTCTCTCGAACGCATCCATGCACATCTTCTTGTGCCACTCATCGGAAATGTCAAGGGCTACAACATAGTCGTCATATGACACTTCTGGGGTTATGTCAAGAATGCCATAAACATTGTTGTTGAAACAAATGTTTTGACCATTATCCAAATACTCAAGAACCTCGTCATACTTGAACAAGTCAATATCCCTACCAACAGATGATTCATTGAACAAACAAATACGCGTGTTAATCAACTCAAAACATTCATGAACGGCAGACTCCCAGTCAATAAACTGATTGGACAATACAAAATCATTAGTGCTACCAAAAAACTCAAATACTACATAAATCTTCTTCTCTAACATAATTTAATCAAAAACACTTGCCTCGGAAATATTCCTTGACTTCTGAGTGCAAAGGTAATAAAACTTTTTCAATTAAACAAATATTTCAAACTCTTTTTTCAAAATAAACCGAAAAATAACACTTGTTAACAAAAAACAAACAAGAAGAACATCTTATCTTTGATTATATATACTAGTAATATATACTAGATATTATATCTAATTTAATTAATAATACTAGTAATAATATAATATATAATTAATAATAAATAAATTTAATATATATAAATAAAAAAATGGACATTGTTTATGCCTTGTTTTTCGCCTTCATGGCTCACAACAAGGCATAAACAATCCAAATCAGAGAATCCTAAAATTCTAAAAGATTCGACATAATCCAACACACTTCAACGAAAAGCTGTCTTAGCAGGAATTCTAAAATTCAAATTATACCAACTAAGATTCTACAAAATAAAATTTAATTTCAATTCAATTTTGGAAAATACAAAAATACGGCTTGCCGTCACACCTCCAACTCTGAAAGAAAAAAAAAGAAAGAAAAAAGTTGCGCCAAAAAGAAAGAAAAGACAACATCCAACAATAAATCTAAAATAAGGGTGTTTTTAAGCCCTCTGAGCGAGTTTTATAGCAAATGTGGGTAGTTATTCACCCAACATCATTTGAGGCTGTTAGAAGCGAAATTTTGTGATTATATATATTTTTTCAGAAAAAGTCTTTGAAATCCTTGTTGGAATGGAAAAACTTTTGTAACTTTGCACCGTCAAAAACAAAATTGTCCAATATGCATCGCATATACGCGTATGGGTACTTAATAAAGTACCTTTTGAATGACTCCTTAGCTTAATGGATAAAGCAACTGCTAACAGCTTCCCTTAGTTTAACGGATAAAACAAAGGCCTTCTAAACCTTAAATCTGAGTTCGATTCTCAGAGGGAAGACTATCTTTAAATTTAAATTATGAATATAAGAAAAAGAGCAGAATGTAATTGCATTATATGTGGAAAACAATTTTATCCTTCTAGTAAAATGTCTGGAAAATACTGTAGTAGAAAATGTGCAGATATAGGAGGGGTTAAAAGTAAATACGAAGAGTATATACAAAATCCCTCTTTATATAAAGGGGATAGAGGAATGAAATGGGTTAAAAAGCATATATTGCAAGAACAAGAGGGAAAATGTGATATTTGTGGATGCAGTACTATATGGAATAATAAGCCACTAGTATTCATATTAGACCATATAGATGGCCATGCTAATAATAACACTAGAACTAATCTTAGACTTATATGTCCTAATTGTGACTCACAACTAGATACTTACAAAAGTAAGAATAAGAATAGTGATAGAATATATTACCACAATCATCATAGATAAAGCAGTCGAGTCCAAGTTCGAGTCTTGGATGAGCCACAAACACCAAAAAACACCAAAAGAAATCATGTTTATTAGTTTTTATTTCTCCATAGCCACAATGGTGGTAATGTATATCATATGGAGATTCGTATATCTTGAAATTAGAAGAGATGAAATCATCTCAATGATAAATGATGATGAACTTAGAGAATATCTATCGAAAAACCCAATACAATTCAAATGGGCAATATTCCTGTTCATCGCATTCATGGGAATCGCATGGCCAGTAACAATAATCAGAATAATAGGAAATTTCTTCGACGACATAAACAACATGAGAGGAAGATAAACAGTATAGTAAAATAAATTGATTTGAAATGGACCAAGGAAAAACAAGAAAACAAATCGAAGATTCTTTCAAATTCATAATATGGACGATGATTCTGATGCTTATAAGTACTGTCGTCTCATCAATGATATCTCTTATATATTTGTTAGGCTGACAGGTACTTAAAAAAGTACTTTTCAATATATGGATAGAAAAAAATTGATACATACTATTGTTTGAAAGAAACTCTTTTGGTATATTTGCAATGAATAGGAAAATAGGCTTAATGTTGATAATAAATTGTCTGGTGAGATAATGTAACAACAGGCGGAAAATGCATACTTGTCAATTGAATTCAAATTTCAGAAGACTCTTTGCTACCTATAGGATTTTCCTCTATGCCTCTTTCCTTTTCAAAAAAAAAAATATTCGAATGCTATTGCCCAATAAAAATACTTTTGGTATATTTGCAACGAACATAATCCTCATTTAGTTCAGTAGGTTAGAACTCCTGACTTATATTCAGGGTGTCGGTGGTTCAAGTCCATCAGTGAGGACAACTTCAGAAAGGACCCAATAACGGTTATCTGAAAAAACAATTCAAAATAAAAAAGCTACGTCTTCGGTGGCTTACTTCTGAGTTCTGTGAACAAGGGAGTATAAGGATAAATCCAGAAATGGATATAAATGTGACTGATAACTGATGCTGCAGTCATAGAAATGGGTAAAACCGTTTTCCACGGAAAGACATTATGGTCAGGATGTCTATGGCAGCTACAAGGCCAATCTGGTGAGTAGTGAGTGGGCATTACGATATTGAAAATATGTCGTTGAGGCTGAAAAGCCAATAAAGGACCAAATGGGTTGTGGTGCAAGATACGCCAGTCAAGCGCTATAATCAGAATAGATTCTATCTAATAGAAATTGAAGGTAGAAGAAATCTCAGTCTTTAAATATCCATTTGGCGATGGGTAAGACATGGTGGTGACGCAATTGGAACCTGTTCAAAAGACAGGAGGTTGCAAAGACTCACCTCATCATCAATCAATGTGTCAGAAAAAATAAAATTCACTTAAATTTTACTCATAAAGCAAAAGTGTGAGTCACCTAACGGCAAAAATAGCCTTATGCTTCTGTAATATGGAGCTACAGTGAGTACCGCAAGAAAAACTGTAAAACAAGTAAAAGTAATGCCTATCTAAGAGGAGGAGGCTCCTTTTAATCCATACCTGGGAAGTTGGCACGAAATGAAAGTTTATGAGCCGATAGGTAAGATTTTAACTGATTTTCACAAAATCGGTGGCTATGATGGATATCTTACAGTAATGCGAGATGTGAACAATGAAGACCAATGCTTCATATGAACGCCATCAAGGCAATCCGAAGTTCTCAGGCTTGTCTTAAAAAAAAAACAAACAGGTACTTAAAAAAGTACTTTTACGGACTCGTAGCTCAGTGGATAGAGCCACAGTTTCCTAAACTGTAGACGAATGTTCGATTCATTCCGAGTTCACAAAAAAATATAAACCGAAAGCAAATTTGAATGCTGACGGCTTAAGAGCCTCGCGAACAGGCCTGTATGATGGAAGAAAATTCCACCTTCAAAGTCCAATTTTGGACAGTTGGCTTTAATCACATTCATTTTATAATTCAATTTTTCCACAGACGTTATCTGTGATAGAACCAGTCTGTGGGCTTTTTGCTATATCAATAAAAATCATATTTATTATTTGAATTAAAAACAAATGATATATGAAAAAAAGATATATTTGCAAAAACTGTTGCTACTACATAAAAGAAAACGGAGACACTGAAGGATATTGCTGCGTTGAACCTTTATATACATTCGTCAAAGAAACACATACAGCATGCAAACTATATACATCAGATATGGACGACGAAGATGTTGATGTGGAAGAAGAAGAATTCATAGAAGAAGATGATTTAATATAAATGACGAAAATGAGTCTTTTGTTACATTTATTTTTTTCAAGACTCATTCTCTATATTTTTAGGTCAAAAGGTACTTAAAAAAGTACTTTGCAAAGATAGGTCGTTGAGATAACGCTCTATCTTTTTTTTTGCTTAGTATTTATTGGAAAAAACAAAATGATAATTAGATTAACGGAAGAACAATTGCTGTCAATAATAAATAAACGTATCAATGAGGCAATGTCTGAAAATTTTCCTTTGATATGCTAAAGTCTATTAGAAGCCTAAGAGGTAGATTGAAATATTGCAAGGAGCATTTAGGTTTACCAATAGGAAAAGGCTCTTCAAGAATATGCTTTCAACTTGACGATGACAGGATACTGAAACTGGCAATAAACAATAAAGGTATTGCACAGAATGAGGTGGAAGGCAGACCTGACTGGTATCTTGATGCTATGGATATAAAACCAACCGTTTTTGATGAAACTGATTTTGATGACTATCTTTTTATTGTATGTGAATATGTTTTGCCAGCAAATAAAAAAGACTTCCCTAAAATGATTGGAATGACATGGAACCAATATGTGGACTTTGTTAAGACATGCATATGTCAAAGAAAAGGAGGAACACCACCTATAGACTGGGAAACTTTCGGAAAGATAATTGAAAATAATGAAAAACTGTACTCAATAAATGATTATATCGCAAACTACGATACAGCCGATGCAGGAGACTTATGTTACATCAGGAACTATGGTTTATCAAAAGATAAAGGAATCGTAATTCTCGATACTGGACTTGATGATGAAGTCTATGGAAAATACTATCAACGAAATTAATTGAAATATAATGATGGCAACAAATAATATTTTTGCTGCCATTTTTTTTTGCCTACATTTATATTGCTACCACAATCAAACTTTAACTTATTTTTTAATATAATAATATATGCAAAATTATAATCCAAAAAATAAAGAAATTATAATTTTATTTAATAGATTAACATAAGTTATTCTTAATCAATGAATTATAAAAATTTTGAATTAAATTTAATTTTAGTTAAATAATACTAAAAATATGGGCGACAGTTTTTTATTCAAAATTACCATCTTTTTTATTCAAAATTCATGTGCTTTTTATTTAGGTTTTCGATTATTATCAATGACATATAAGGTGAGCAAAACAATCAAATTCAACAATAAAACAGTTTTACTTAATGTAGTGGTGGTTTAGCAATTATTCCGACGATATATGAAGTGGATAATCAATAAAAGCGTCCCAGTTTTGACGCTTCTCTGTTATATTTTGCCTTTTGATAAGTGATGATGTTGTGTATTTTCATTTGAATAGAAAAAAAATGGGCGAACCGAAATGATTCACCCTTATGTTTTGATAAGTCAATTGTATTTTATTCTTAAATGTTGGTTTGCTTGTCTAACACCGTACAATGATAATTCTATTCGTCATAAGTCCAAACGTCATCTGCGTCTGGTGTTTTTCTTTTAAACAGCCTATCATATGTATATTTATTAACTTCAGTCAAGTACCAATACCTAATGGAATGGGTTTTTACTCTGGTTTTTTGTTTATTTCACTTCCTTTATATTATATAGTTTGTTTTATCTTTTATTTACTGTTATTTTTTCCCACACATCAAGTGCGCCAGTATATTTGTCATATGTTATGAAGTATCTGCCATCACTACTTGTTCCGAAATTGATAGAATCTCTAGACACTACTTCAGGTTCTATGTCAGGTGTTAAATCGCCATTGGTTATGAGATGAATGGCCTCATCAACATTTATTTCATTGTGTGTAAGTCCATCATATAATTGATATGCAAAATCTGCTTCTTCTTGGCTTGAATCATATGCGCCTAAAGTTGCTATATGATATGCTTGGTTCATTTCTTGCCCATCAGCCCATGAAGACTCTTTCAATAAATTCTTAATTGATTGTTTCACAATTCTATGTAAATCTGACTCTGTCAATCTAATTAATTTCTGTTTCATAGTATTATTCATAATTTATTATTATTCCCATCCTTTTCCTTTAATATATTTTGATTTTCCGCTTTGATATTTTTCAATGTCAGCGTTTCCTCTATTTCTCGCTTTCATATATGGAATATTGTCATAAGCTGGTTCAACTGCGTCCCTATCAACCAATGTGCCTGGGGCATATCTTCCATTAACGTGGTCAACTTTGGTTTGATGTTTTGTTTTTGGTGAATCTTCTGTATTATCCCAATTGTTCAATTGGAATGTATCTTCCAAGTTATGAGCAGGTCTCATTCTTCCTTTAGAATCATAACCTGGTGTTCTGGTTTTTGTTCTTATTCTATCATAATATCCTTTCATACCAGTATCTTGATAAGGGAAATCCATTTCATAACTACCTTTGGTATTATCAGTATAAAATCCTGTGTTTTTCACTGTTTCTGGTGCTCCAAAGTAATTATATCCATAATCTCTATTGAATGCGTCTTGTCTTGCCTGTTGAAAATCCCTAAGTCTATCATCCGTATATATATCATGCAAACTTAGTGAGTGTCGATGTCCAGCAATAGAGCTCTTTCTTTTTGGGTGATTTGGTCGTCTAAACAATGTGTCAGCCCATTTTCTCTCGGCATTGGCATATGTTTTCCAATCAAGTTCGGTTAGAAGTTTATTCACAGACTCCTTAATAACTTTGTGCAATTGTGATTCTGTCAATCTAATTAATTTCTTTTTCATATTTGTGGTTTTGTTTTTCCAATAAATATGTAACTTGTTTTGCTTGTTGTATATTTGTATTATAATAAAATTATATTCGTTCGGATATAATTTATATATTTTCCCATAGAATTATATTCGTTCGGATGTAATTGGTTTGTTGAAGGAATTTTATTACACTGAAAACGGAATTTAATGTTGTATGTTTCAATGTTTTTTGGTATATTTGCAATGATAAGAGGAAAAAAAATATTTTATTAATTATGACATATCAGATTTATTGGGAACCGAAAGATGTTGAAAATGATGCCAAACGTTATGTTTTGTTTGAAATAGAGTTTCACCGAAAACATGCTGATACCTCATTTGATTGGATATCGGAAATACATTGTCTTCCTATTGTTAAAGGAATTTCCAATTTTCTTAAATACAAGCTCAGTAGCAATGATTTTGTTTTTGAAGAGTTTGTCAATGATGCTAGTGAAATACAGGAGATTCGAAGAATGTTATATGAGGCAGATTTTGACAACAGTCCAAAACCACAAAGAGAGGCATATCTTTGGCATTATAATATATTTGGAAAAGCATTAGAAAAAAAGATTAGTGAGTTTGCCAAGAAATATGGTTTGCTTATTAATAGAGATTGATATTATATTATTAGAAAAAAATAACAAATCCGCATTCCTTTATTGGTTTGCGGATTTTTAATATTATATGTTTATTTTCATTTTGCCGATATTTCCTATATGCTGTCAGCATATCTTTCACAGCTTGCTTCAAGACTTTCGTATTCTGTTCTCTAAGCCAAATGAAATTATCATCTTTCAAAAGTTCGTGATGAACAAATTGCCCAAGTGTTGAAAGGTTTTCTGATTTACCGTCATTCTTATATGATTCTATTTTTCTGTTAAGGCATTGATTATAGACAACACGGTAACACCCAAGCAACTTATTTATCATTGTTGCTTGTTCCTTGTTTGGATATAATCGTATCTTAATTGCTCTTAACATGTTTAAAACAAATACATATTTTCTTTATTAAATGTCTCTATCAATATGTTTTTGAATTTTGTTTTTTGTTCTTCTGACAGAACATATTTGTTATTTTCATTCTTACTATACGTGGCAATCGGAACAACCCACAAACATTTAAGTTTATACGGTTTTCCCTTTGTTCCTTCACAACCAGTATCTGTCACATAATATGAAGAAAAAGAAGGAAACTCATATTCATCGTTAACTAATTCCTCATATCTATCTATTACTTCTTCAAATGTCAACTTTTTTATATTTTTTTCTTTCTCCATTTTAAACTTCTTCTACCATAAATAATACTTGCCACTGAAACTTGCGAGTAATGCCATAAGGTCTCTTGTCAATTCTTCTGCATCAGAAACATCTTCCTTATCATCCAATACAACGATATCACATCCAAATACAGCATACATCTTTTTAATGAAATTGAACTGAAATCTTGTAAGTCTATCTTTATGTTCAACAATGACCTTGTTTACTTTTCCTTTGACAACCAAATCAGTAAGTTGAGCGAATCCTTGTCTTTTATCATTCAAGCCACTTCCACAATCTTTTATAATGTGTTCAACATACAGATTATGTTTTGCACAATATTCAGATAGTCTTTGTGATTGCCTATCCAAGTCACCACTCACTTTTTGTTTCTGTGATGATACTCTTGCGTATGTTGCACATATTTCTTGTTTGGCTTCATCGGTTTGCTCAACTCCTATTATCTTATTAATGTCAGATTCACGGTAGCGTCTGTGTCCACCAGATGTTAGGATTGGTTTAAGTTTGTTTTCCTTATCCCATACTCTTAATGTCTTCGGTGTGACATCTAATATTTCTGCTGTCTTTGATATGTTATATAGTTTATCCATCAATTAAGTTAATACTTCTTTTATTGCATTCTCGCTTTTATCAACCAATTCTTGAAATTCTTCAAGCGTTATTGAGTCATCAACATCGAACAGCAAAGGAAATGTTTCACCATTATCTGTCTCGAATGTCTTATTTTTAAAATCTATATTTGTTACTTTCATCATATATAAATATATCGTTATTCTAAAAAGTTATCAATTTTTGTTAAAAAAAGTATAAAAAAGTTTAATTTTTTAATTAATAGCTAATTACACCAGGAGCGAACTCTATGGTGTAGTCGCGGAAGCAACGGAAGTTGCTGATATGTAATTTCTTTAGATACATCGTATTCGTTTTTAATATGTTACATCTATGTTTATAGTCAAAACCTTGTTGCCATCATTCAGCGTTCGGAGGTTCTTATGCAATCCCTCACGATGGGGTGGGTGAGGAGAGAATGGCTCGCAATTATACATCATCTCTGCTGCAAATATACCAATTTGTTTTAACATGAAAAAACAAAATCAAGAAATATTTTCAATATTGTATTTGTTTTCTTGTTCACTCTACATCTAAAAACACTTGATATAACTTTTTTTCTATTCTTTCTTCCTGTCACCAATTAACATTGTTGAGTCAAATTGTGCTTTAACTTCTGATGGAATATTAACACGTTTACCGATTGTAATTGGTTTATTTAAAACTAAACTCAGTCTAACTATAGAATTAATATCCTCAAACTCTACAACAAAACATTCTTCATCTCTTCCATAGTCATTGAATGTAATAGTCCATGTCTTGTACAAACCTGACAACATATCAACATATAGTTTGCATGGCATTATATTACCATAAAAAACATTTGAGTCCATTACTAAAAATTTCATAATATTTTTATTAAGTTGTTAATAATTTTTTGAAGATACCAAGTAGACCATATTCTTTAGTGAGGGTAGTTGACAGCAGAATAATTCTAATTTGCTTGTCAGTTCTATTAATTTTCTACTCATGCATTTCCATATTTGTCTTCAATTATTTCAAAGTCTAGTAAATCACCGTATTTCGCCTCGGTTATTAGTAAGCCAAAATACTTACCAAAATGTTTTGCAATTTCTTCATTAGCACAGCCAAGAAATCCAATATTAGCATAGGAATCACCTATACCGAAGTAAGGAAAGAAGTCACCTAATCCATACTTAATGCCAGCAATAGCATTGCCACCAAGAACATCATATAAAGTCCCTTCGATTTTAAATTTGCCTATTATTTCTTTTCTACCTGAATTAATATCATCTCCATAAAAGGTAGAACTTTCAGTTATAGATGCATTGTAAGGATAGTACAAACAAGAATCTTCTGGGTTTTTTGTAAAATGCAAATCTTTCCCATAGTTCAATGCCTTGCGTACAATGTTTAATTTGTACATTGCTGCTGTTGCTTTACTTGTCTTTTTAAGCGTATTAACAATAGCATTTGCATCATCAACATCCATTCCAAGTGATTTCACGGCGTCTTCAAATGTCTTTATCTCACTATATGGAGGTGTGTTTAATTCAATTTCTTTAGAGAAATGCCTAAACCACATACAAAACAATAGTAGCATAATACATGCAGGAATAAGCAAAAATAAGGAATTGGTTTTACAATCAAAATAAATTGGCAATGACATCATAATTATGATTAATATAGTTACAACTATATAAAAAGTATCAATCTTTTTCATATTGCAATTTTAGATTTTATCACAGCATTTTGGAACATCTTCTAAATCATAGATTAATTTTACTCCATTAATCTTGATTTTATCAATAAATTTGCCGTCATCTCCTAAGTCATATATGCATACAAATACGCCTTTATCAAGGTCTATGTCATTGTCTTCGTTTGCAGTAACCACCAACTCATACGCATAGTCGCCATCATTTACTATTCTTCTAAATGTACCACCAATAATATAGTCAAACGCATATTTATTAAGACTAATTTCATATTTCTTTGGATAACGCCCAAGACCTCTATGACAATATTCAAACCAAACTTCAATACCAGAATTTGGACAATTTGCCTCGAACTTATCCATCTTGTTTTCATCTATTATTGTTCTGGTGTGTGTTAAGCCACCATAAAACACACTATCTTTTGCGACATTCTCTGTTATTCGCAAAGTTGCACTTGAAATAATACTCATAATTATAGATTTATTAAATTATAGACTGTAGTCATCCTCCTTTTTTGATGCAATAAGATATTAAATCTGCATATGCACAGTTATTTGAAATAAGTAATTTTATTCAGTAATGTAAGTTACTAAAGAATTTTTTGATTTCAACCTAAAGACTCTACATTTCTTACGCTTGACGTAATCAACATAGAGGAATCTGTAACTGTGTCCAAATTCTTTTACATAATTATAGGCGGTTCGCCAATCCTTAATCTTCTCCTCACGAATTTCCTCTTTCTTCCAACGATTCAGATAATTCAAAGAAAACTTCGGATAGACGATTGGGCCGTGAGGCTCAATCCTATCAATATATTGTTTCTTATATTCTTTTAATCTTCTGTTTAATTCAATGCTTGCAGCAATGCTGTCAGTATCATTCGGATTGGTCAACTGCCCAATGAAAGAACTGTATTGAGCTGCAAGCTCTTGATATTTGCATCCTATTAGTGTAAGATGCTTTTTTAATGAATTGACAAAATACAATCGGCACCATTCGTTGTTTACTTGTTTATTGAAACGCCTCCCTTTCTTTTTATCAGAAGGCTGCATTGCCAATTTCTCAAAACCAACATAGCAAACGTTGTACTTAATGCATAGTTTTTTAATTTCAACAACAATCTGAGTCAATTCGTACTTTCGCTTGTTATTTGTTGTTAACTTCGACAAGTCGTAACAACGTTTGTGTAGTATATCATTGTTCTTGTCTGTAATAGATATACCAATGTAATTTGGATTCATATCTATTGCAAGTGTAACATTGTCTTGCTTCTTATATGTTATATCTTTTGGGATTTTATCCAAATTAAATACAATATAGAAGTATTCATTTGTTAGCTTGCATGTAAAACCACATTCTTTTTTCAATACGAGTTCTTGAAGGCGTGACAATAATACCATGTTTTTCTTGCTTGTCTTATGGCAAGAAAACGGAACAACTTTATCACCAAGCCTAACTTTCCCATCAAAAGTATTGAAGTCAAAATTGAACTTACGATTACCAAGATGGTCAGCCTTGCTTCCTTCGCAAGTGATTGGCTGAAGTTTATATCGACATTTATATTCCTCGCGTGTGATTTTTCCATTTGAACGTTTGTAAAAAAGTTTTTTGCCACCAAATATAACTTTTAAGTCTTTTTTATTATGTGTTTCATTGTATCTTGCAAGTGCTGATTTGGCAATGGTATAACCAATCTTTACAGCTTCCCTCTTCCACGAAAGGTCAAGTATATCAACATTGTTGAGAGTTTTTACTAATGAGAATATTTCAAATTTTGTTTTCCCGTCCATAGCACGGTTAAACGCATAGCGTACTACATTGGTGTATTTCCCTTGAAACTCACCAATGACAATCTGTTGACACAATTTAAGTTTAACCGTTATATTCATAATTGAATTATTCTTAATTGTTTATGATTTCCTTCACTTTATCGGCTTTGTTCTTTGCCCTTCTCATACCATAAAGTCTTGCACAAAATGAATATATAATTGAGCATAAGTCCTTTATCAAATCATCTTTATCTTCTTCGGACTCATTTATTACGACGATTTCTGTGCCTTGCTTTTGTAGTAATCTTTCAAGGCAATTAAATCCGAACCTTGTTAGCCTATCCTTGTTTTCAACAATAATCCTTGTATGTTTGCTATCAATGGCTTTCCATAACTCTTTTCTATATTACTTTATTTTTGTAAAATATACCACATCGTCAACATTATATTGTTTATTTGTTAAAAAAGTCATGTAAGCATCAGTATTACTTACTTTAGATGCATTAATTTTAATAGTTACTTCATTAAAATTTTCAACTTTTTTAATACTAATTACAACTCCTTTATCACTAGGAATGTAATATCTATTACAAGAAGTCATAAATAATAATAAGGCAGCAATTATACTAAATTTTAATATTTTCATGTTATTAATTTTTTATACAATAAATCAAATTTTTCTTGGCTATCTTTAATCCTTTCTGCTTTAACTCGTTTGAAGTCTTCAATATCATTTGCGTTTTCAACTAAATCAAATGGAATTACATATGCAGCAGTGTAGAATTTTACTGGAGACTTTTGGTATTTTAGATAGACAGCAAAGGATATTTCTCTCCAAGAAGCTCCAAAAGTTCTAACAGCTGATATTTCATAATAAGCATTATTATCTTGGTATACAGTGCCAACTTTTGGCATTCTTTCCCAAAATAAGTCACTGCAAGATTTATTATCATATTGTTCAGGAATAAATTTAGCCCCTAATATACCAATTATTATTACAACACATATTAAAAAATAAATCATATATAATCCTCTATAATACCAAATGGTTCACCATCAACAAATTTTAACTGAAGAGAGTTTTCAAATCTATATTGGCTATTTATTACAGTATGTTAAAACTTGAACAAAATTAACATTGTTCTTTATTAATTTCTTGCTTCATACACTTTACTTCTTTATATCGTTTGTATCAATAACTTCGAAGTCGTAGACAAATACGTATGGGTTTGATTCCCAAGTTCCTTTGCCTGAGATGCGGTCGATGAGGGAGGCGTATGCCTCCTGCGGAGTGCGAAAAAAGGAGTTGACAAGACCGTGATACCAATACGTTGTACCTTCAAGCCCTACATTGTCGGCACGCCAAATGCCTTCTGCCAGACAATCGTCCTCACTGATGTCTTGTAGCTGCTCAATACGTATGTCGGTGATACGGATGCGGTGTGGCATTTTATCCGCCCTTACGAACATCTTGTTTGTATATCCTTTAGATTGCAGAAATTCTTTCTTTAAATCCCAGTCGCCAACTTCTTTTCGTATCTCAGCATGAATATCTTTATATGATTGTGAAATAGCTACCACATCTCCGATTTTATAACGTGAAGACTTCAATGCGTAATCAAACATCTGCTGAAGCGTATCTCCTTGGGCTTCGTAGAGTCGTCTATTACATGACCTTTTCCAAGCGCCAATATCCTCATTTGACCACCCTTCGTAGGTCTCCAATCTTTGAAAAAGCATTGTAGGATTTAGTATACGTCTGGTCTGGGTCTTTCTGCCTTCGAGTACGGCTTCTGTTAGACCGTACTTGTTGTTGAACATGATTTTCTTCATAATCTTATATCTTTACTTCTTTATATCGTTTGTATTAATAAGTTCAAGTGCTTTTGGAAGATTATTTTCAAAATCACCAATCATTCCTATGAATTTCTGACAGCAGCCTTCCTCTAACTCAGGAAACATATAATGCGGTATCTCTCCGCCTAATTGTCTTGCCAATGTCCATTTGCCATTTTCTAATATTGGTGAATCGTAAAATACATGTAGCCTACCATATGGCTCCAATTCATCCTGGTTTTTTGGCTGTGGTTGGCGTTCATCTCTTGCTAACCAAAGGTACCATAGTTGTTTATTTCTTGATGTAGCCATAACTATTCCATAACTTTTACGCCAAAGGGAGTACCATCGGCAAATGTATATTCATTTATTAGTTTTTGATAATCATAGTATTTCACTTCATCATATTGAAATGTAGTTGCAGCATAATAACAAAACGATATCATGAAATACTGATGAAGTTTATCCTTTATCCATCCAAATGGTTGGTGCTTTTTCATTTCTTCAAAACATTCTTCTGCATCTTTAAATGGACGGTACTCTGGCTTGATGCGGTATCTTTGCTGACTAAAATTAAAATCAATCTCATCGCCCAGATAGCGCCAATCTGTATCCTCTTGTACCTGTATGGTTTTACCTTCAGCAAATGCTTGTATGATAGGTAATAGTTCTTTTACTTGTTGTCTATTCATTATTGCCATATTTTTGATTATTCGACTTTAGTTAGCTTGCCATAGACGTACTGTTCTTGTTTAGAGCGAGTACCATCCATTTTGGGGTAATTGACAAGAAAGTGGGGGTGAGTAGAATATATGTTTGCAAAAACAATTCTACTAAGCCAACAGGGGGTGTCGTTTTCGTTGATACACTTATCGCCTGGCTGTATGGGGTAATTTGCTATATATTCTTCTTGCAGCTCTCTCATCTCATTCTCAACTTCTCTTAGCTTGACGCTTAATGCGTCCATGCGTTCTTGGAATACTTCTTGTTTCATTGTTTGTTTATGTTTATTTCTCCCTGCAAATGGTTGATGCTTTTTCATTTCTTCAAAACATTCGTCTGCATCTTTAAATGGACGGTACTTTGGTTCTTGTTTTATTCTGACGGTAATTCTATCATTTAATAGGTAATCGATATTCACTCCATCCTTATCGGCATCTACATCTATCCAACCGTTTCTAGTCTTTATTTGAAGTGTTTTCCTTCTTCCATTTCTTGTAATAAAGGAAGGATTCTTTTTATGTCATTTTTATATAATATGCTCATTGTGTTTTTTTATTTTATTTGTCTTCCTTAATCACTGGTTCTTCTATCACGAATTCTCCATTGATTTCGAATGGCAACACATTAGTTATGTTTGCCTTATAGGTTTTTCCATCCATTGCTTTAAAGATAGGGTGTATTACTGTTGGCAAATGAGGTATGCATTCATTGCAGTGACGTACGACCTCAAAATGTCCTTTGGTTCCGTCATTCAGTTTGCTATCGCAGCATTCGCAACTTCCTATTCTATATTTAAAATATGTTCGTGTCAAAGCGGTTTCTTTACCGCATATGTCACATTTTCCAAATTCAATACTCGCCATATGTTTTTTGTTTGTTTATTATTTTATTTTTTCTCCTATATGAACTATAATTACTGCTGCAAAATATGCAAATGCAAATGCCTTAATAATAGGAAAAAATTCTTTTGCTTGCTGCCTGTTCATTTTTTATCCTCATTTTCCCCTTTTTCCAATTCATTAATAACATCATTAAGCCTACCTCATTCTTTGCGATAATATTTAATTTTCTGCTTTAGTTCCTCGTAGTGTTCCTTCCTTTGCTGATATTTAACAATTGGATATAGCAGTATATTCAGAAACTTTCTCCAAATGTTGAAGTATTCGTCAAAGACAAATTCACTTGTAAGCCCTTTAAAGATGGCAAATGGGATGTAAAAAACAATCATTACTGGAATTGTTATTATCATTATGATAACATCAATGGCTTTCATTAAATTTTTATTCATTTTTCCTCCTAAAATTCTTTCTTTTACATAAATCTTTTCTATAATCACAAGTATTATAGCTTTTACATTTAGAACAACCTAGTTTATTCGTCTATAACCTCCCAATCTTCTGCAAATACATCAGATGAAGAAGGAACCCAAGAATCTGCCCTTCCATCTGGATGAATAATAAGCATTTGATTAGTGTAGTCAATGTGAGGATTCTCACGACTCATCAAAATATTCTTTGCAGACTGAGGAAGCGACTGCATATTTGGGATAATTTCTTCAGTAATATGAGCAGGAATCTGCTTCACAATAAACAATCCTTTACCACCCCAACCACTACGACGACAAGCCTTTCCCTCTTTCAAAAAATTAATGACATATCCAAAATTAAAATGTCCATTTGCTAAATAATTATTATTTCCCATAATATTATATTTTTTTTAATTTTAATTTTCAAAACGGCCATATTCCATCCATAGATATATTACGGATGCCATAAGCATTGCACCAAAAAGTCCAAATCCTTCAGAAAAACCGCTTTTCAAATAAACGGAATAAGAAAAAATTAAAACGCCTAAATAGAATACTATTGTTCTTAATATTTTTATTTTCATAATTGTTGTTTTAGTTTACCACACAGGAAGGTCATCGTTATTGATGTACATTGTTCTCTCTCCTATATAGACTGGAATCATGTTTATTTCAGAATTATTCTCAGAATCATTGTCATCATTGCATTCTTTCAATTCAATATGCAGCTTATGTGTACTATCAACAACATCAGTAATAGGGTAAAATTCATATTCTAGCCATTCTTCTGGTATTTCGTGTGCCATTCCACTATATACGCATTTTGAATAATGTGGGTCATCATTGTCTCTCATGTCAAGTGATACAAGTGCATTATGCGAAATTACTGTATCAATTGATTCTCTCAGTTTCATTGTTCTTCTTCTTTTCTTGGTTTTAAATTTTCACAACGGCATGTTGCTTCTCCGAAATTGATATTGGCAGGAAAAAAGTGATAATAACTACAATATCCACCATATAGGTCTGCATAAGGACAGCACGGACAATCCCCTTGTATTACATTCTTCATCTTTGTTGGTTTATTACCTCTCTTGATGTTAGAGGGCACTGAAAAAGTCCCCTTTTTTTATGACCAAAACGGAAAATGCTTACGATTTGTAACTTCTCTTTCTGAAAATCGCCTAAATAAGGCTAAAATAGACAGAAAATAAATGGTAAAACAGCAATATCTCCGTCATCAACTTTCAATTTGATAGTGGGTTTTAGTTTTTCAGTGCCCTCATGTTACCATGGAGAGGGTGGTGATGTTACTTGTCTTTTGATTTACATAATGAAGGCGATTTACAAAATGAGTATGAATCTAGCCCTATAATACGAGCTTCTAATGAGCTAAGATATATACCCATGCCTACTTTCTGCTGTATCATTAACTGATACTGATAGTCTCCTACCTTCTCACGGAAATCATCTTTCTGTAAAGCGGTATTTAGCTTTCCTAATTTATCAATCAACTCATTGTACTCAATGCGAAGTTTATCCAATAATGTTTCGGCTGGCTTGTAGGCTTCCTCAAACACACTCTTAGGAGACCAAGACCTATATCCATCCTTGTACTCTACCAAGTAGCCATCTTCCTCAACGGTTGCTGACTTCAATTCTCTACCAAGCACTTTCTGTGCTTCTGTCATAGTCATAGGCTTTGCCATAACGACCTTTGTACAAATAAATTTTTTCATATTATTTATATTTATATTCCATAAGGAATGGTTAGTTACTAAAGCTCATTAAACTCATTTTGGAATCTCTGTTTTGTTTCATTTAGAGTGTGTGTCACCCTTATCTCTCATGTTAAGCGATACAAACGCATTATGCGAAATTACAGTATCAATTGATTCTCTCAGTTTCATTGTTATTATTTTATGTTTGTTGCAACTATACCAAAACAATTTTGCTTAAACAAACCATTTATAGTATAAAAAAGTTAATATGGAAAGAAGCATATCTATAAGCCAATCTGACTTGTATAATATAATTTCAGAATCTATTTCAGAAGAGTTGTTGCAAAATAATTCTTTCAGCATATGGAAATCTAAATTTGATGGTTATCTAATGGAAATGATTTCGCAACTAACGGACAGATACCTTAGGTATTTCGGATTGAATGTTGAAATTGACGGCTCTTACAATTTTGGCAGAAAACCATGGCTTGCCTGCTATGAGGAAACCTCTGGGAAATTGGAGAATTGTACAATACTAATAGCAATTAACTATCAGAGAATGTATAATGGAATGGTTGAGAGAGGCATTGATAAAGATGAGTTCAATATAGAGGCTCAGGCAAGGATTACTATTGGGCATGAAATAGCTCATGGCCTGATTGACTATCTTGTTGACTATTGTAATGTTGAGTCTGACGTTGTTGACGAATTCGTCCGTGATTATTATAACGGAGATATAGATGACGAAAAAGTTACCGAGGAGTTTGGAGAGATGATGTTTCCTGAAGCAACAGGCAGATATTCAAGTTATCTTGGAAATGTATTGGACAACATCATTGAAAATTGACTTGTTTGCTTGATTGTATTTTGGTATATTCAGATAAGAAAAAATTCAAATAGCTTTCATTTGAAAATAATAATTAATCCGTACTCCTCAATTGAAGAATACGGATTTTTTTTAGTTATATATTGTCTATGTTTATTTACCGAAATATCTCTCTTTTGCTTTTCTGTATTTTTCTTTTCTATCAAGGGCTGCATTTATGTCATTTTCATAGTCTTCTGGGTTGTGTTTTTGGAAGTATCCGTCAAATTCACCTTTTTCATTAGGTATCCATTCTGGTCTTTTCGGTTTTTGTGGGGCGTCGGCAGGCCTTTTCTTGAACAATTTCCTATAGAATGGCATTCTATCGTATTTAGATTGAGCCTGCCTTGTTTCTATATCTTTTTTCTGCCATGCATCCAATGCATCATCGTATTCTCTTGATGCTTTGACATTTCTTTGCCTTCTTTTCATTGAATCCACATCCCTATCAATCGTTCCATTAAGTTCGTCATCATAGCCATACATTGCATCGGTGACATCCTTGAACTTACTTAGTTTGTCAAGGTATTTCCTGCTGTTGTTATCTCCGTATACAACACCACTTCCACTTTCGTTTGAGTATGCATGGCCATATGGAGCTGTTACAGTGTATCCGTTAAGTCCACTTTTGACTTCTCCTCCAATGTCTTTTCCGAGTCCTTTTTCAAATGCATCCAATTGTCTTCTGCGCCTTGTTTTTTCGTTTTCCACATCTGTAAGATGTCCGTTCTTTGTAAACATCCTTTCTCCGTTGGATGTCATTCTTACAAGTCTGTCAATATCATTTTTGTCCTAACAATTGCTTTTGCCTTTGTCTGCTGGGATATTTCGTTGATTATTGATTCTCGTATTATGCGTCTTAATGTTGATTCGTTCATTATTCTTCAGCTATATATTATATAAATATCAATCTGATTCTTATTTTTCAGTGGTGGTATTTTTCCGTCTCTTCAATATTTCTATCATTGTTTCAACCTGTTTTGAGAAATCGATTGACTTTCGTTTTTTGAGAGCTTTTTCAGCATTCCTCACGAATCTTAATGCTGCCTTTCCAGTTAATGTTGGTATAAGTTTGAACATGCTTTGAATTATTGTCGATTTTTCAAATGTTTTCAGATATTTCTTTTGCGCATTTTTCGCAGAATATTTCGTTTTTGTGGCCATCGAGAAGTCCTAAGTATACTGCATCTGTATCATTGAATTTGTGGTTACAATTGAAACATGTTTCTCTTGTTTTTGGATGCATATCAATCAGTCTTTTGTACCTTCCAATATAACGGATAGCAACGACAAAATATTGGACTACTCTATGTATCTTTCCTTTTCGATTTTGAATTTTTTTCTCTCCATATATCTTCGTTTCTTATTGCTGCAAAGATACCAAAATGCTTTTAAAGGGACAATATTGCTTTTTCTGATTTTTTCTTTATATATTATTATGGCTTATTTGAAGATAACAAAAGATTTAATTGCATCAAAATTTGACGAATGCAATAGGAAGTATTTCAATGGAATACTTGAACCTTGCAAGTTCCATACATTTAGGATGCCAAGGACGTTTGGCATGTATGGCCGTCTAATGTACAAGGGAAAGTATGTCGGTAACATCTGGATTGCCTCAAACGTCAAATGGACTGAAGAAGCATTCACTGAAACAGTGATTCACGAGATGATACATCACTATATAACTACGATAGAGAAGCATGAAAGCATTATTTTCAAGCATGGCTGGAGGTTCAAGAGACAGTGCAGAAGACTCAAAAGGGAATTTGGTATAACAATAGACCTATATGGTCCGAAGGTATGCCATGTGGGAAACAAGAAACCTACGGTTCCAAGTCTTTCCACTAGGTTCCGTAGGTTTATAGGTTTTTAGTTTGGCTTAGTACGAAGCGCCACCACGTCTTGATATCTGCCCCCTTCTGTTGGATGCCATTGCTGCTAATTTTCCAAAGCCACTACCGTTGTTTCTTCCCTTTCCACGAATGAGTTGTGCGACGGTCATCTGTGGGTCGAGCTTTCCACTATCAACCAACTTGTAGAGTAGATTTGCAACTCCAGTGAGGTTGTCAACTTCTCCCTGTGTGTTCCAATTCTTCTTTGTTTTTTCCCAAGCACCGCCTAAAGTTTCGTCACCGCTAACGGTGTTTTTCAAGCCATTCCAAGCCGTTTTTCCTGCGCTTCTTGCTTGGTTCCACCATCCTTCCTCCATGCCATTTTCCGCAATGACATTCTTCACTGATTCTTTTACAATCCTCTGAAGGTCTGCCTCTGTCAATCTAATCTTATCCATATGTCAAATGTATTTCTACTTTTATTATAAATATTGGAAAGAAAAGAATTAACAGAAGTTAAATGGTTGATTGATTCGACTAAATTGCATTTATCTTCAATAGATATGCGGCAATAGGAAACATATTGAAAATACCTAATTGGCCAGGATAGCAATCTGCTTCAAATTCTGCAATTGATTCATCATCCAAATTTCCGTTTAGCCATTCGTTGACAATGTCTTCCAGTTCTTGATTGTAGTCTTCATATTCTTCTTTGTCGTAAAAACAGTCTCTTATAGCAAGATTGATTCCGAGCAAGTTTTTCAGAATATGCTTGCATTCTCTCAATGTTAATCTTCTTTTAAGCATTAAACCGCATGGATATCCATTGGAGGAAATTTTCAATTTGATTTCTCCTATCTTATAGGTTTTTGACTTGTTCATTTTTTTTCGTATTTTTGTTGTTATTGCAAATATACCAAAAATCTTTGTAACCATGTTTGTTATTCATAATTTTTTTAGTATATTTGCATTGTAAACAGATAGTTTTTTATTATGGTTAGTAATAAGTTTAATGTCATCATGTATGACACGAATCGTAAGGAGTTTTATTGGTATGATGTAATCCCATACCTTGTTGAGCGTTATAAGAGCGAGAAGAAATCCTCAAAGCCTGTGACTTTTGACGAATTCAAGAAGTTTGTTGACAGATGGGCCTTGTATCAATGGTGGGGCCGTTGTGAATATGAAATCATTCTTGACAGTTGGCCACAGACTGACATTGATAGGAAGGTTGATGTTTATTGGCAGTTGAAGAACAACATTGATATTGTTACTGAGATTGTAATGAACGAATGTACAAAAAGGAAAAAAACCAAGTAGGCTTTTCAGCTTGCTTGGTTTTTTTTTTGTTTCTAATACTTTCTATTATTGTGCAAACATATGTTGTGCTAAGTATTTAACGATGACCACGTTAACAGAATTCCGAAGAATAAGTCTATAAATCTAAATGTATTCAATTTTCGTGCAAATTAGTCTTTCCTACTTTTCCTCCATTAAGGAATTCATAGTTGTCAAACATATATTTCCAAGTGTGTATGGTCTCATCTTCTGGCGTCATGCATCCTTCGTCTTTTATGGCCTTCACGCATATAACGTAATCAAATTTTTTTGATTTCAAGTATCCGAATGGGAAGTTGTTCATCATCTCTCCAATTGCATCCTCAGCATTTTCAAACGGAACATACTTAGGTATGACTCTATAGTTATTCGGTGTCATTTGGAATGACAAGTCGTCAGTTGCCTTATGCCACTTTCCATAGCCATCACACCATTCAATTTCATTTCCTTCTGACCATGCCTTTATTATCGGAAGTAATTCGATTGCATCATTTCTTGTCATATTCTTTTCCTCATATATTATTATTTGTCCAATCCAAAAATCAATGTCGGGTAGTTATCTTTTCCGATATATGCCAGTTGGATGAAGTTCCAATGGTTATAGGAAACTCTTGCATTGATTTCCTTCTCAATCTCAACCTTATCATTTGAATAGGTCGGTACTAATTTTATATTTCTCATTTTTTTTTTGGTTTTTATTTCCTTTTTTAACAATAAGCCGATATTTCGCCATATTTATATTGTATATGGCAACTGTATTCATTTACTGAAACATTGTAATTTTTAATCATTTCGCTTCAAAATGCCATTCAAATTCCACTTATAATTCAATTGAAATTGTTTTATGGTGTGTAGAATCTAATCGTCTATTTTTTGCCGTTTTTGGGTTGTTTTTTCTGTGATTCTATATATGTTACAACCTATGAAGTTTCCGATTATTATCGTGATATAATTACATTTTCCGACATCAATGTCTTTATAGGTATCAGCACAGAAAAGATAGAAAGAGTCTGCTATTGAATGGTAGAATCCTGCGAGTATGAATACTGGAACTGCAAATAAGAGTGGGAGCCATTTATTTTCTCTTGCGAACTTCACTGCCGTTGTCATTAGGAAACCGCATAACATAGCCCTTATTAATGCTTGTAACCAATTCACATCCATTCTTGTCAATGATATGTTATATGCATATTCATTCAAATCCTTTATGGCATATGCAGAACATATTGCCATCAATTTGCACCCTATTACATTACCAACCAGTATTATAATGAACAGTGTTGTTAGTTCATATATATTATTGACAAAACCAGCAGTTCCTGTGTATAGTTTGTATTTATAATGTACTACTGCAATCAATCCGAATGTGAATAGTACGGCACCAGCCAAGCCTCCTCCAGACATTAGGTTTACTATACATCCTATTGATATACATATTCCTGCAAATATAGAACTTATAAGTGTCTTGAATGCATCATTTATTAGTGTTTTGCTATCCATCGTATGCTTGTTTTCTGCAAATATACCAAAAAAGCGTCTAATGGGCAATATTATTGGTTTTTTTCGGCAATCAATTTGTCAGAACCATAATATTTATTGGTAAATTTCGCAGTAATGTTTGGTTGGACCATTGAAAATCTAGATAAACTTTGGGTGTGGATGAGGAACATTTCTACGCTTGACTATGGCTCTTTGTTGAAGAATTTTATAACGGCAGTTCTGATTATTGTCGTTATATTCCTTTCTACCCATTTGGAAATGATTGTATCATCTCCATTCTTTATTCTTTCCATCCTAGGCATTATAATGCTTGTGATAATCATTCTACACCTAATTACTGATGTACTTAACAAGAAGGCAGGCAACAAAGAGATAAAATCAGTATCCAAAAGGTTGATTTGCCATGACGAGGTATATGATTGTCTCAAGACTACATTATATAGCCTTAATGCAGATAGAATATTTATAGAGGAATTGCACAACACAGTTTCAAACTTCGGAGACCTTGGTTTCGTAAAACTTACAATGAGTTATGAACTTATAAACCAACATAAGGACATTCCTATAACATACATAAGCCATAGTTATAGGGAACAACAGGCAAGCCTATATCAAATACCTCTTTATCTTAAAAGGAATGGCTTCTTCCAAGGAACACAAGAGGAAGTATCAAAGATTGACAATAGGTACGGTTTCAACATGGCAAATGAAGGTGACAAGTATGCTGCATACATAATGATACCAGGAAAGAAGAATAGGCCGATTATAGGCTGGATTGGTATTGCTTGGAGGGACCTTAATTCTGTACCTAAGGCAGAAACTATTAAATCAGAACTTTCCACATTGACAAAAGACATAGCACCTCTATTTCAGATATTGATATAAAAGGAAAAATCTCGACGGCCATGGTTGGTTATCGAGATTTTTTTCCCCTTTAGATAAGATGCAGTCTACGAATAAGCAAGCAAAGATGCAAGTAGTTCAACAAAAATAATAACAGCAATCTTTTCTATTTTACTGCATTCTCATCTTTCCATTTAATTTTTATTAAACTATCTGACTCGCCAATATAGCCATGTTCTTTCGCATATAAATAATCAGTGCAAACAGTCTTCCATTCCAGAATTTCCTTTTGCCTTTCTGTTGGATTTTTAGTGTCCTCAGCTTCAATTATTTCACGGATTAAAACTCGCTCATCATTTAAATTTCTCAAAAGATAGCTTCCTGTCTCAATAGCCAAGCATGCAGCACAAAGCTGATATGATTCCTTCTTTGTTATGGTCTTAAAGCCTTTCATTTCTTTTTAATCTTGCTAACCGTACAATAAAATATAGTCAAAAATAATCACAGAAAATGCTTGAACTTGTCGATTCCTAAAATATAATCAATCAGTTCTGACTTTGGCATATCCATCAGTGTTTTTATAGCCTCTTTCCTATTCTTTAGAATTTCTTCCAACGTCAATCTTCTGGCATATAATTGTCCTACCTTGTTGTCTTCTACCTGATTCTCCTTGTTGTATAGGAAAAACATTTCTTCAATCTTGCTTCTCATTTTCCTCGTTGTCTTCGTGTTTTTCCATCCTATCAATCACTTTTTCAATGAAAGCATCTGTCTTTTCGTCATCATAAAAGCAGTCAATGCCGTCAAGGAACTGAACAGTCCTTGCAAGTCCTATACATTGGTCAACAATATTGAAAACTGATTGACCATATCTGTACTCTGGGTGTATTTCCATAAGTCTTTTGGCGTCGGATATGATTGCATCCCTTAAAATAGTTCTTTCTTTATTTTCCATAATAGTGTATTGTTTATTGCAAATATACTATTTTTTTTACAAATGGACAAGTGCTGAAAAAAAAAATTGAGCACAACATGTTTTGAAGTGCTCAATTTTTCATAATATTTTTATATTTTTTTTCATCAATGCCAATTGGTTACAATAATATGAATTGCATCTGATTTGAACCTATTTCTTATGTTCACAGAATAATTCTTCTTGTATTCATCAACTATATTGTTGCCATAGAGTTCTTCTGTCAATGGCGTTTTTCCAATAACCATCATTGCCTTGCATGGTAGATTTTTAAAATCTTCAGACAATTTTCTATGATTATCTTCATTGAATCCATCCTTGTATTCCTTGTTTCCATAATCAGAAAAAACGCAATCATAAGGTGGGTCAAGGAAAACAAAATCATCTGAATTGCACATGTTGAATATGTCGAAATAGTCTGTGTTATATATTTCTGTGCTTTCCAACAATTTGCTGTGCGATAGTGTCACTGACTTTGTATTCAACGTGGCATATCTGCCGAACGGAACATTGAATTCTCCTTTCGAGTTATATCGTATCATTCCAGAATATGCTGTCTTGTTAATATAATAATATAGTAGTGCATCCGAATACTCTTTTGGCGAAATACCATTGAACATTGACCGCATTCTGTAGTACATATCCTCGTTTTTGTTTATTATTTTCTCGTTCGGGTTTTCCATTCTCAACTCATCGAATTCCTTTTGGTTTTTTGAGTACAAAAGTTCAACCTCGTCAAGTTCTTTCCTCAATGGATTGAAATTGCACTTGACTGCCTTATAAAAATCAATTAATTTTGTATTAATGTCATTTATTATGGCTTTCTTTGGCTCAAGGTGAAAATACATGGCGCCACCACCGAAAAACGGCTCTACGTACCTACCATCAAATTCTGGTATGTATGGTAATATGTTCGGTATTTCCTTTGTTTTTCCACCGCTATATTTTATCATTGGTTTCATAAATCTTGGTTCAAGGAAACCCAGAAGTCTTTAGCTTCTGGGAGGAATTGAACCACTATTCCTTCTTTCTGTCAATAATGTTCTTCTTATTTCTACTAACCGTAATTTCTTGCAGTTGATACTGCCTTTGTTAACTTTGGTTCCGTCCAACCTGCGAATATCGAAATAACCGCTCTTTCTTCTTGCGAATACATAAAACAGTTCTTTTTGATAATCGACCAAGTCAAATAGTCTAAATCCTTTTACCATAAAAGGAGCCTGATTCAGCTTCTTCTTGCCGCCTTTCAGAATGTTAATCTTATGGATTTGTCTGTTCTGACATCTTGCTTTCTTTTGATAGAAATAATATCCAAGAGGCTTGGCTTGCGGATTTCCACTTATACAGCGAGCATCAACATAGTGCTCCTTTGGGAGTCCATTAGCAATACGAGTATTCTTAGTGGCATATCCGAATGTCATAGACACATTGGTATATATCTGTTTCAGCCTTTCAAAGAAAGCCCATCGCATAATGCCCATAAATGCGGCATCTCGAAATGAAGTTCCACGTTTCACCTTTAGTTCAAACTCACCACGATGATAAGCCTTGTGACAGGTCTCGCACAACGTGATAAGGTTGCTTGGGCTATTGCCTCCAGTCTTTCTTGATTCAAGGTGGTGCGCATTGAGAATCTTATCTCCACTCTTCCCATGGCAATGCTGACACGTATGCCCGTCACGCCAAAGGACGTATTCACGGATATTCCAAAATCCCATCTGTTCGCCATTCTGATAATCTTCACCATCAATATTTGGATTCTTTATCTTCTGAATGTCAAAAGATGCAGTCTCGACGACAATTTTTGATATAGGAAGTATTTTGTAAGCGTTCCTTACAACTGTCATGTGAGTCTGTATTTTGTTCTCTACAGACGGGGCCACCCGCTCTTTTCGCTTTGACGATACCCTATTATTAAATCGAGTCTTACGATAACGAAGTCTGCTTCTACGTGTTCTTCTCTGTTCTCTACGTGTAGAGAGCTTATCCACAATGTCGTTTCGAAGCTCAACGTTTGCAGCATATAACTCTTTTTTATTTGTCGTAGCGCATACGCCTATAAATTTACTTCCCGAGTCTATTCCCAACGTTATTGGCTGTGTGATTTCAGTTGTATCATAGTCTAATTGAATTGTAAACGGAATACGGCGTACGACATGAGCAAGGCCACTTTTCAACAGTCGTCTTACTTTCCCGTGTCTATCGGTAGGCATCAATGCCTTCCCCTGTCTGTTTGTTACGTAAACCATTCTCGTTAATTTAAAATACTGTAAGTCGGATTTCTCCGTTAAATGCTCATCGCCAATGTTATATGGAGGTTTTGTATGCCAGCAACACTGTTCCTACCTCACAGAACTGTTTAATCACTGACCGCAGAGCAAGGAACTTGAACAAACATTCCTTGGTGCCTATATATTCTCCCATAACGTAGCACCGAAGTGCTTAGGCTAATCAACTTGGGCTTTTGTAAGCCCACGAGTCTTTAGCTCGTGGGTAGTTGACATTCATCTCGGCGCCTTTTCGATTCTCTCTGCCATGTTCTTGAACCTTGACATAATATCTTCCTTGAGTTCATTGTCACGCTCAAGTTCCTCTTTTCCTTTTCTATATATGTCACCCATCCCCACCATGTCTGCAATCTGTTGCCCAGTAAATATTGGGGATGAATCTTCTTGTAATATTTTTATTTCCATTTTTTTCTAATTTATCTTAATTGTGTTATTTTTATTGGTGTTGTCCGTTATCAGCATCTTCTTCCTGTTGCATGTAGTAGTTGATTTTCTTTATAAGGAAAGAAGAGGCGTCGGAAACCATATCGAACAGTTGTGCTGCTGTCTTTGCATTTTCAAGACCACCGTACATTGCGACATAATTAAGGCTATATTCTCTTTGGAATCCATAGTAGGAACATGTTATGTATGATGCAAGTTCGGCCTGCTGCTCAATGATATCTCTTGATTTTTTACCAACGAAGAACTTTGAGAATTCTGGATTCTTATTAGAGGTCTGCAAGAATTTTTGGTGTAACATTTCGTGAAAGAATTCGTGAAACAACGAGTCAAGTGTGTCTTGTGTATACTTGCTTTCAGAAGGTAATTTTATCTTTCCGCTTGTTGAAACTCCGAGTGCTTGCCCAAGCATTTCTTTCGGCACATATTCAATCTTGACTCCAGACTCTTCGACCACCTTGACTGTTGCCTTGACGAGCCTTTCCACCTGCTCGAATTCTTCAGTGCTGTCATCATGCCATTTCAAATCTCCCCTATCACCAAAGTCAACCTCTTCCTTTCCAGGTATCTGTTGTGTGAATCTTATGTCATATGCATTATAAGTGGTGAATTTTTTCTCAGAGTCGTTTTCAAATTGTCCGTTATTCAACTTGACATTAAGTATTTCTCTGTCGCCATAAGTGAGTTCCTTTACGGATTTAACTCCTTTGTCAGAAAGGAATTTGTCTCTTATTGCGTCTTTTTCCTCTTTGCTAAGTGGCATTTTGTCTGGTCTGAAAAGTGTGATTGCTTTTGCATTCGGCTTGACCGACCTGTTCATGTTAAACCATGCAGTTTTTGATTTCACCAATGTTGCCTTTGGGTCTTGCAAGATAATCAATATTGCATTTCTCCAAGAAACCATGTGTCCTTGCTGTTTCTTGAAGTTTATTATTGGCTGTATTTTCTTTTTGAATTCTTCCGACGAAACACAATTAATCAAATCTGCCTTGAATTGTATGAGTGCATCCTTTATCTGTCTTGTGTTCATCACTTCGACAGATTGTACAGAATTATTGTTTATTTCTGAAAGCAACTGGTCTATTATCTCAATCACACTATTCTGTCTTGTTCCATGTCCTTCATCTTCAACTTTTGTTAATTCTTCAAGGCATGGTTTGATATATTCGTTATATACATATTCTGGATTTTGTCCGAGGAACCATCCCCATGCTTTGTTTGGTAGGAATTTTGCCTTGTACTTAGGGAAAATGTCCTTGAATTTATATGTGTTTTCAGAAGATGCTGGGTCAATGTATGCAACCATATATTTATGGCCATCTCTTGCCGTCAGTTCTGCATTTTTGATGTTGAAAACTTCTGTTAATATGCATTTCATTGCCTTGTATTTTTTTTTTTTGATTTTATATAATATATAAATATCTGTCAGCCATATCATTTCGAATTATTTTCTTTTTTGTGGAATAGGTCTATTTCCTTAATCATGTAGCCAGAAAAGCGATAAGTCCGTTTCATTTCAACAAAGTCAAATGTTTCCCTATCAATTCCGAAATTCTTTTTTATCAACTCGTATTTTCCATTCTTCTGAAAGTCGTTAAGTTCCTTGGAATAGTCGCTTTCTTTCATCCCTGGCAACAATTTAATTGAATTCAAAACAAAATATTTGTCAGCAATCTTTTCCTCCTCGCTTTCCAACATATCAGTTATTTCACTATATGTCTTTTCGTCTATAGCAGAATACATCTGTTTCATTTTATCGGTGTATTCCTTTGCACTATCATAATCTTCAAATGCACATGCGACTTCTTCCCATGAATCTTCGTATTCACCGCCGTATTCAATAACGACAAGTATTCTATGTTTATTTTGTTGTTCCATTGTTATTCCGAATAATTTTAGATTATCTTTCTTTTTTATTTTTTTTTTGCAAGTACAGAGACTTGTATGTATCAAAAACAAGCTGATTAGCTTCTATTTCAAACAGCCGTACTTGTCTTCAATTACTTCAAACCCATCTAAATCTCCAAATTTTGCTTCTGTTATAAGCATACCAAAGTATTTTCCAAAGTGTTTGGCAATTTCTTCATTAGCACAACCAAGGAAGGCAAAATTAGCATCAGCAAAACCTATATCTTCGGAAGGAGAAAAGCAGCCCAAGCCAGGAAGACCACTACTAAAAGCGTGACCACCAAGAATATTATATTTTTCTCCTTCGCATTTAATAGTACCTATTATCTCCATTTTATCTGAGTTAAGTTCATCTTCGTAATAAATGGAATTTTCAGTTACAAATGGATTATAAGGATAATAGATTTCGGAATCTTCTGTGCTTTTTATAAGGTGTAAATCCTTTCCAGAGTTTAATGCCTTTTGTATAACCATAAGTTTAAACATTGCTGATGCTGCCCTATCTATTGAAAAGCTGCCACCGCAAGGCATTGTTATTGGCGTGTCGTCAATACCAAGAGCATACAACGCATCATAGTATGTTGTTATGCCTTTATAGTTTTTGCATTCAAGTTTTTCTTTATCAAAAAATTTAAGTGCCAATTTTTCAAAATCTTCAATACCCGTATTGTACCATGCTCTTGCTTGTCGGACACTAATTGGTAATGTCTCTATTTCCATATTTATTATATTTTCACTTAATTCATTTTCAGAAAAGCATTTAAGTGCCAATTCCTTTAGCGTTTCATTGCCACTATTATACAATTCTCTCGCTTCATCAAGTGTTACCTCGGTAATAGTTGCCTTCTTCATAATATTTTATTTTAATGTGTTTCTATATTTTTTAGGAATTACTTCAAATTTTTGTGGTGTTGTTTTTTTTATTCACCTTTGTCAAAGAAATATCCAGGCCAGATATAAAACAGTAGCAGTATACATGCAGTAACAAGCAAAAAGAAGAAATAACCTTCGCAAGCAAAATAAAATGATAATGCCATCATAATAATGATTAATATACTTACAACTGTTTCAAAAGTATCAATATTTTTCATTTCACGCACCCGTATAAGTCTATAACTACTTTAAAACCATCTAAATCTCCAAATTTTGCTTCTGTTATAAGTACACCAAAATACCTACTAAAATGTCTGGCAATCTCTTTGTTGGCACAGCCTAAGAAAGCATAATCAGCAAGGCTATAACAAATGTCAGTTTGGCAATCGAAACTCCCTAAACCACTAAAATGATTCAAACCGCCATAATCACCACCAAGAACATTATATTCTTCTCCTTCAACATTAATCCTACCTACTATTTCCATTGTGCCTGACTTTAGTTCAGCATCATAAGCATGAGTATTTATGGTAATAAGTGGATTGAAAGGATAGGAAATGCAAGAATCTTCTGGGTCTTTTGCAAGATGTAAGTTTTGCCCTAAATTGAGGGCTTTTCTGATGATGTTTAACTTGAACATAGCAGCAGAAGCCTTACTTGCAGTTTCAAGTTCTTCAACCATTCTTAATGCCCAGTTTAAATTCATGCCAATAGTCCCCACTGCATCCTCAAAGGTAGTTATCTCGCTAAAATGTTTGAATTTTAAGTCTTTTTCAGGAAATGCCCTAAGTGCAAGTTTAATCATAGTTTCATTATCACTATTATATAGTTCTCTTGCCTCATCAAGACTTAAATCAATTTTCTTATGAGTTTCCATATTTGTCTTCTATTATTTCAAAATCATCTGAATCACCATACTTCGCCTCGGTAATTAGCATACCAAAGTATTTTCCAAAATGCTTGGCTATTTTTTCATTAGCACAACCAAGATACCCGATAATACTAGTGGAATAACTAACGCCAACGCCATGAAAAAAGTCACATAAACCATCAGAAGTACTATAATAAGTGTTGCCACAAAGGACATAAAATTCTATTTCTTCGCAATTGACACTACCTATTATTTCAAGTTCACCTGAATTAAGCTCCTCTTTGTAATAAACAGAATTTTTGGTTATGAGTTCATTGTTAGGGCAATATATGTAAGAGTTTATTGGGTTTTTTGTAAGACGTAAGTCATATCCTAAATTCAGTGCTTTTCTGATTATATTCAACTTGAACATAGCGGCAGAAGACTTGCTTTTCTTTTTAATGAGACAAACAATTGAATTTGTTTCATCAATATCCATACCAAGTACATTTACTGCATCTTCAAATGACTTTATTTTAGTAAAATAATTTTCACTTAATTCATTTTCAGGAAAACATTTAAGCGCAAGTTCCTTTAATGTTTTGTTATGACTATTATACAATTCTCTCGCTTCATCAAGTGTTACCTCGGTAATAGTTGCCTTCTTCATAATATTTTATTTTAATGTGTTTCTATATTTTTTAGGAATTACTTCAAATTTTTGTGGTGTTGTTTTTAATTCATCTTCGTCAAAGAAATATCCAAGCCAAATATAAAGCAGTAGCAGTATACTTAAAACAATAGGCAAAAAGAAGAAATAATTTTTGCAAGCAAAATAAACTGATATTGCTATCACAATAATGATTATTATAGTTACAACTATATCAAAAATCTCAATCTTTTTCATTGCGTACATCCATATTTGTCTTCAATTATGTTGAAGTCTATCATGTCACCGTATTTTGACTCAGTTATTAACATGCCGAAGTATTTACCAAAGTGTTTCGCAATATCTTCATTAACACATCCAAGATACCCGACACTTGCACTAGCCTTACCCACACAAACGTCAGAGTAGAAGTTACCAAAGCCAGCTTGACCACCATCAAAAGCGTTGCCACAAAGAACATTATATTCTTCTCCTTTACTCTTAATCTTGCCTATTACCTCCATTTTACCTGAGTTAATCTCACTCTTATAGTAAGTAGGACTCTTAGTTACAAATGGATTGTAAGGATAATAGATGTAAGAGTCTTCTGGGTCTTTTGTGAGATTCAAATCCTAACCTAAATTGAGGGCCTTTCTGATGATATTCAACTTGAACATAGCAGCAGAAGCCTTACTAATTGTAGCTATATTCTTTGTGATATAGAACATATCATCATAATTAAGACCAAGAACTTCACAAGCCTTCTTGAATGTTGTAATATCCTTAAAGTTGTATGTCAACTCGTCTTTACTAAATGCTTTAAGCGAAATCTCTTTGAGTGTTGCATTTCCACTATTGAACCATTCCCTTGCTTCATCGAGAGTCACGCCAATCATCTTATGCGTTTCCATATTTACTATCTATTATTTTAAAGTCATTTAAATCACCATATCTGGCTTCTGTTATGAGCATTCCAAAGTACTTTCCAAAGTATTCTGCAATACCTTTTGTTGCACAGCCAAGGAACCCGATATCAGAAATAGTTTTACATACAAAAGTGAAACGGTCAAAACAAGCTAATCCTTCACCACCACAATCAAAAGCACTGCCATCAAGAACCTTATATTCTTTTCTTTCAGTCTTAATTTTACCTATTACCTCCATTTCACCTGAGTTAAGTTCATTTTTATAATAGGTACAGTCTTTAGTAATGAGTGGGATATAAGGATAGAAAATTACAGAATTTTCTGGGTCTTTCACGAGATGTAAGTCATGCCAATAGTTCAATGCCTTGCGCACAATGTTTAATTTGTACATTGCTGCTGTTGCTTTACTTGTATCTTTAAGAATATTGACTATAGAATTTGCGTCATCAACATCCATCCCAAGAAATTTAACGCCATCTTCAAATGTTTTTATAGTACTAAAAGATTGGGCTTTTAATTCCTTTTCAGTAAATGCTTTAAGTGCAAGTTCCTTCATAGTTTCATTATTACTATTAAACCATGCTTTTGCATCTTCAAATGTAATGTCAATTGTTTTATGTATTTCCATATTTGTCTTCAATTGTTTCAAAATCTTGTAAAGATTATACTAAAATTTGATATTCTCATGTTACCACTAATAATTTATAACGTTCTCTAAACCATTTTTCAAAATCATCTGTTTGATTCATTTTGTTAAACATATTAACTATAAAATTAATACGTTCTATAAATTCATTAACAGGTTTAATATGAGTTACCTTATAAACGCATTGACTGTAATCTTTAGTTACTTGATATTCTATTTCGTATAGAGTATCTTTATTTATATGCATAATTTCAGGAAATGTCCATTTTATTTGATATCCTGTACTACAAGTATAATCTTGCATTTGCTCACCGTATCTTAATTCTCGCATAATTATTTATTCTTCAATTATTTTAATTTCGGTACATACATCCAATGTGTTATGGATTCCGTAGATGGATTGTGAAAACCGTGTTCATTTCCTCTATCAGTTCTTATTGAAAACCAGAAGTTTTCTGGGTCGTATTTATTGCAAACAAGAACTTCTACTCCAAACTCTGGAAGTTTGTCATTACAGTCTATCCATTTAGGGGAATTTTCCTCTGCAAATTCAATACCAGTTTCTATACAATCAAGTTCGTTGCATTGCATTCTTCTTTTCTTAAACGCACAGTCCATGTTCTGATAGCACCTCTCGCAGTATTGGCTGAAAAATTCTTCCTTCGTGACATTTTCTTTAATCGCCTTCTTTGTTTGTCCTCTATGTTCTTCTATGGATTCCAACTGCTGAATTACATTGTCAATTGTCTTTCCATAATATGTTTTTTGTAGTTTTCTCAATAGCACAAGTGCATCATCAATTTCAAAATCTTCCATGATTATTCTTTTTTAATTGAATCTTTCTTTAACTCTTTTTCTATTCTTGTCATTACTGAATCGCTTATCAAATATCTTGCATTCAGTTGCTTGGAGGTTTCAAGCATGACAACCTTCAATATTTCCTCCTTATCAGACAACTTTTCATTGAATTCAAAGAAACATGGGCATTTTGAATTAATAATCGAGAATATTGCCCGTATTTTTGACTTAACCGAACCGATAAAAGCAAATTTAACAACAATGCTATTGCTCTTCCTATTATTGAAAAATGATTTCATATCTTATATTTTTCTGCAAATATACAAAAAAAATCTAACCGAAACAATAAACTGTGGTTAGGTTTTCAACCAATTAACAAAAATTAAGTTTTGAAACAAAAAAAGACCGTTAGGAAATTATCTTCTAACGGTCTTATCTTGCTTTTGTTCTAAATGTACTTCAGGAAAAAAGTATTTTATATATAAATATCAGAATTATCTGTTTTTCTGAAATTTTCCTTCTATGGCGTTATTTCTGTTGATACCTATTGGTTGCCTATCTCTTCCGCCAAACTCTCTCACGGGGCCTCTAAAATGCCTTATATATGGTCTTGGTGGGCGATGATGCCTATATCGTGGCCTATTATAATAATATCTGTCGTATACGACCACTGGTCTTTGTGGGTATACATAGTAGTATCGTGTGGTTGGTACTTGTTGCATTAGGAAATCGCCACAACATGATGTTAGAACAACTAACGAAAAAATAGCAAAGAATATTTTGTTTCGCATAATCAGATGTGTTTTATTAATAAATAGAAAACTAACAAACCAAAGAAAAATGGAAATTCCCTAAAAATCAATAGGAAAATCTATATTTATTTTGTTTGGTGGCTTTTTGAATTTGTATTTTCAAGTATATTGTTGAACCAACCTATTGCAATATAGAGTTTCATTGTTCGGGTTCTTTTAGAATGTTGGTCAACTACCACTACCTAAAGGAAGGGGTTTTCACTCTGCATTTTTTTTTAGCTATTTTGTTTCCTTTGTATTATTTAATAATGTTTTAACTCATCGCAGTAGCGACCATTCACTTCCATTGTATTTTTTGATAAAAAGGAAAGGACAAAAGCAAAAAATGCCTTGCCCTTTCCGAAAAAAAAGTTTGACTTTCAGATTATGGTTAAATGTAAATTCTTTTTGTTATTTCAAAAATTATACATAGAAAGTCAAACAATACAATGCCATTCTTGTCAAGCCAATGTTTACTAGAATGGAAGGTCATCATCCTGGTCCTGTGTAACTTCCACCTTTGGCTCTACGGTCTTTTTCTTGAGGCCCCCTGTTGTTACAGTTGCAGCAACATCCTGTGTAGTTGTTGCATTCTGTCTTGTCACACCTTCTTCTGTTTCCTGACTCCTCTTTCCAAAGTTTGCAAATTCAATGTAATCAGCAACGACTTTTCTGTCAATCCCATGTGTGCCGTTTTTTGATGTGTACAACGAGCATCTTTCAGTACCGCCGACACTTACGATTGTGCCTTTTGTGAGGTATTTTGCCATGTTCTTGTACTTCTCATAATCAGCTGTCACGGTAAGCCATGTTGCAACATCTTCCTTGTTGATTCTTTCATTAACTACCGCTCTGAATGTAATGAACGGTGTGCGCTCTGGTAATGTGACAATTTCTGCATCGGCACCAAGACGTCCGATAAAATTTACTTTAATGTTCATGTGTTCTTTTATTTAAAAATGATTCATCCAAATGTTTTGTTTAATTTTCAATGCAAAAATACCAATAATATTTATAATGACAAATATACTCTTTAATATATTAACAAATTTTAATTGTTTTTGCAAAAATACAATATTTTTTCCATAATATAATACTAAATTTTATTAAAAAATATTTGTTTAATAATTTTTTTTTTAATTGTCTGATTCTCTTGCTATGGAGGACGTATGCAAGCATGATGTTTACTCTGGCAAACGGGTTAAACGTGGGTTGTTCCAAATTTCTTGTAGGAAGTTGATTAATGCTGATGTCAACGGTTCGTTGAACATATTAAGAAAAGTATTTGGTGATTCTGACAGTGATGTTTGTCGGATAATCAATAGTGGTCGACTGTTCCGACCAGTAAAATGTAATATTTTATAAATAATTTTTAATATTTTTAATGAAAATTAGAACATAGTATGCTAAAAAAAGGAAAATGAGCACAACCTGTTTTTGAAGTGCTCATTCTTTAACTCTTATTATATTAGTCAAACAATGTCTCCGTTTGTGTCAATACGGCACCATGTTCCATCGTCTCTTCGTACTTGTGCAAAGCCATCAATGAAACCATAAACATAACCATACCATTCACTACATAATAGTTTTCCGTCTGGTTTTATAAAATTACATTTCAAATCACCTCTTTGTACTTGTGCAAAGCCATTTTTGAAGTCACTAACATAGTCATACCATTCACTACATAATAGTTTTCCGTCTGGTTTTATAAAATTACGCTTTCCGTCATCTCTAATGACAATTGCAAATCCATTTATGAAGTAACTAACATAGTCATACCATTCACTACATAATAGTTTTCCGTCTGGTTTTATAAAGTTACATTTCAAATCACCTCTTCTAACAACCGCAAAACCAT